CGGCACGGAGAGGAATAACGACAACAACCACCCCGTTATTTCGCCCAACAACAAGCTGGCGCTCACTCACAACGGAGTTATCTGGAACGAGCAGGAAATCCGTAACGATGTCCTGATCGGCGTTGATCTACCAGAGGTTGATACCTCGGTGATCGGTGCTCTCATTCAGAACTTTGGGATTGAGGGTGTCGGTGAGCTTTCGGGTGATGCGGCAATCGCGTGGCTTGAATCGGGTAAGGGCGACGAGCTCAACATTGCGCGGCTTGAATCTTCTCCGCTGTGCTACACATGGTTGCTGGACGGTTCGTTCGTCTATGCGTCCACTCCGAGACTCCTGATGGATGCTCTGGATGAAATGAAGCTGGACTACGGTGCGGTCTTCATTATGGACGAGCGAGTGTACTTCAAGGTGGTTCACGGAATCATCATGGAGTTTGAGGAAACCCCCAAGCTCAAGTCCTACACGTACAACTGGGATAACTACCGGACCCGTCAGCTTACGAACGGCGGTCACACTCAAACGTCGAAGAGTTTCCGGAACATTTACGATCCGGACACTAAAACGTGGTCATTCGAAGAGTTCCCGCCCACTGATAACTACGACTATGACGAAGAAGAGGCGAACGTTGTCACGGCAGCAGAGCAGGCTATGGTTCTCGTTAATAAGTCGAGCGATGATGAGCAGAGTGACTTTGAAGAGAGTGACGATGTGTACTACACGGTCGATCAGGACGGCGACTTCCAGACCTACGCCACGTTGGACAAGCTTGAGAACGAGTTGAAGTGGTACGCCGCGTTGCACTCTGGCGAGGATCAGTACGGAGCAACCGGAATGGTTCGCTGGATCGAGCACTTTATCGATGTCGGCGCGTTCGAGCTTGACGGTAAGACTTCCGTGAGTTGGGTCGATGATCCCAATGAGGTCTATATCCACGAAGACCCAGACGGCGAGAGCCTGTCCTATATCCGTGAAGGTATCGGATACCTTCAGCGTGCGATTGGAGCCTAATGGCTGAATACACTCCCACGACAAAGAATATCGAAGACTGCTATCTTTACTTAGCTGAGACACCTTCGGGGATTGCGCTGGCAGAATTTAATCGTTGGCTGGACGGGGTGAAGCACAAAGCGTGGGACGAGGGTGCGACTTCGGCAACATACTCAATTAGTGCAACTCACCACTACGCCAATAATCCCTATAAGGAATCCTTATGAGTGAACTTGCCTATCAGGATTTCCTAGCCCTACCCGTGAATGCACTGTTTACCAGCAGCGCTGAATGGGGAGAGAGTGATGCTTTCATTAAGGTGGATGCAGACCGCTACCGTCGCACCTACGATTACATCACATGGAATGCCGATGGCGGTGGCATGGTTCCCGGTACGCTCCTTGGCACGGCTGGTGGCATTCGTGGCGGTAAAAGCTGGCCCGGTATTCGCGTCATGGATGAAGTTCCTCAATGGATCAGTCACAACCCACCATTGACCGAGGAACAGTGTCGTGAACACGAGCGCGCTGATTATAAGCGTGTTCGGGAGTATATTGAGAAAACTGGCGAACTGCCGGAAATGGGGTTTTGGTGAGTAACATTGAAAAGATAGCAGACGCTCTTAACGAGTGGGAAACTGATATCCTCTCAATAGAGGGCGAGTGGGGTTGGGGTCGTTCCATTGAGCAATTACGAGAAGCGAAAGCTGGATCAGTAGTTATGTTGGACGAGGCACGCGAAGCTCTGGCGGAACTTGCTAAGCTCCAAGCTAAGCATGATGCTCTGGAGATACACAAAGGGCTACAAAAGCTCCCACCGTTGCAAGCGATTCCGGGGTTCCTTAATGGTTGACATCACTAAACTAATCGATGAATTACGCGATTGGCGTGGGGGGACAGATTCCGAATTCCACTTGCGGGTTCGCGCCGCTGATGCTCTCGAAATTCTTCAAGCCAAGATCGATGAACTCAACGAGGATAGGGAGCTAGAAGGATAATGACTGACTATCTCAATAGGGTCAAGGAAGCTGCGAACACGGCACGCAACAACGCCGCACAGCTAGAAGCCCGTCTCAAGGCTCAGATTAAGGCAGAATTGGCTAAGGATGCAACCGCTGTGGATATTGCAGCAGCAGAAGCATTCCGATCCGGCCACTCAAAGACGGCCATTGGCCGCTATATGGGCACCAAGGATTTTAACACCTATAACGATGCTATCCAGCGCGGACTCCGACTGCTCGGTAGCGATAGTGTCTCCAGCGAACTCAATATTTGGCGTGAAGCTAACGGTTATATCAACATTCAGCGTGGTAATGAGCTAGCTGTCTTTGCTCCGACTTACGTTGACGGTGAGCGCGCTATGTTCTTCGCCGAAACTCCCCTCTGGGATGAGACGTTCTCTGTAAGAAACACCCTCGTTGCAGAACTGGACCAGACACATGACGGCCCACTCTACGACGAAGTAATGAAGTGGATGAAGACACATGAAAAGACTTAGTAAGTACGACCTCTATCACGGTTCGCTGTATGCGACTGTGGGTTTTATGGTGGGATCATTGATCGCCATGCCGTTCCTTATCTCCAACTCTGTTGAGCTCGGAGAACAGAAAGCCCATACTCAGGCGTGTGCTTCGCAGTCCTATGCCTACTCGCAGGCTACGCACCACACGGCGCTTGCGGGTTCCGCGTATGTTGATAGCGACTACACTACGGCGCAGGTTGAAATCGACAACGCCCAGAACTGGTTGGACAAGGCCGAGAAGATTGAGTGTAATAAGCCATGACTACACAACGAGAGTTTGCAGATAGAGTCCGGCCCTGTGATCTTATGGAGAGTTCGGGTCTAAACCTTCAATTTGTTCCTGCAAGTTGGGGTAGTGAAAGCTTTGTTGTGGTGGAGGCTATTCTTGACGAGAAAACTATAATGCAATTCACCTTCTCCCGCAAGGAGTGGCGTAAGGTCAAAAGGGGAATGGGGCGCTGGTGAGACGTAGACACGCTCGCACAATCAGGGCCGGTATTATTATGGCTCGACAGGTAGCTCGGAAAGAACGCTTAGGAAACGTCTATAGGGATGGGTCATTATTTTCTCGTGCGTATTATCACACCATTAACAATTGGCCCAAGAATAAGGTAGGGTTTAGACATGATTAAGTTCCTCACGGTTGCAGGCTATATCCTCATTGTCGTTGGCCTACTTCTCTTGGTTATCGGGGCAGTATTGTGACGAGCACTCTGCAAATATTCTTACTCTTCTTGATCCGCTATAAGATCATTCCCTTCGTCGGTCCTGCTCTAATCGGTGGAGCTCTCGGTGGGGGTATCGTTCTTCTAAGTAGAAAGCTAAGAAAATGAAGCACTGGATTCGTACATGGGGACGTTCTCTCAGTCTCGAAAAGCAGCTTGAGTTCGAAGTGCGTAAGCGCTGGGAAGCCGAAGATTATGCGCTACTTGCCGCGCAAACGGCGGAGAACTTTAAGAACACGCTGGATACCGTTGTGCTTCAATTGCAAGAGGCACGCGCAGAGCAGTGTAAGTGTGGAGGTCAGGCTCATGATGGTCCACCACCACCGCCGACTTTTACGAGTCGTACCTTTAGAACGGTAAAGGACAAGGATGGCTGACGAGAAGATTAATTACCAAGCTATCGCTAACGAGTTACGGATTAATTACCAAGCTATCGCTAACGAGTTACGGATTAACTATTCGACTCCGAGCTACTCGATGTCACCCGCTGAGTATATGGTGACACTGGGTATCCACGAACTAGCGAATGCAATTGAAAGAGTGGGGCGCGCGCAGGATTAGGGCTTGCGAATGTCCTACCAATCGGGTAGACTAGAATCTTCAACTGCAACAAAGAGGACGCGAAAATTGGATCAAGAAACTGAAGAAGTAGTAGACGGATTTGTCTGTCTCATCGACCCGGCAGATGCGCTCAATTGCGAGGCGTGCCAGTAGCTCACCTTAGGATGGGTGATCGTCAGAACAAAGGTTCGTAGTAAGACAATAAACGCGGCAGACGAGGAACCTTGAGGGGGATAATCAAACCCCAAGACCCACGACCCGGACTCCGGGCGGTTGTAGCTCTTAGGTCGCACTTATAATTTAATATCATGTCTCCACTGGTGTAATCGGCAACATATTTGGCTCTGAACCAAAAGTAACGGGATCGTAACCTGTGTGGAGAGCAAGACGTAAAGCTGGGAGGCATAATGACGATGGTCGACTCCGATCTGGAGCTCATTCTGCTGGAAGACATTGCCACCGAAAAGATGTGCGAGTCTAAGCACCACCCTCTCGGTCAATACGGGCATAGGGACAGTGACTTGGTATACGTCCGATTCTTGACCTGCCTCTGTGCCGAAATCGGCGTGACTATTCGATGCCGAGCGTGGATCGAAACCACCAAGCTTTCCAATTACTGGATGTGCGCTACCTGCGGAACGTCTCAAGTGAAGACCTCCGAATGGTATAGGGAACTTGGTCCGGTAGAGAAGGCTTAACAGATAAACCTTAGTATGGAGTTTGTATACTAAGGTTTAGATTTGACACGAGGGAGTAAAAGCGGTATGATTGTCAGACGCAAAGAAGGCGTGTACGCAGTGCAGCTTGTCAATGAACGCCAGAATTCTAAGGTAGCTATCACGTTGCAGGACCAACGCTTTGAGGTCCCATCGAGTATTGCCGAGGATATTGCGGCAGCTATCGAAGAAGTAATCTATGCTAGAGGAACTTAATGACTGAACGTATCATCAATACCACCGGTCAAGGCGGTCAGAGGATCAACTCAAACCGTCAGGGACGCCCCACGAGGGCTGAACGTGAACAACTCTATGCCCAAATGTGGTACTACTACGTTAAGGGCTACAGCGACCTGCGTATAGCCGAAGAAGTGGGCGTGTGTGACAGGACCGTTCGTCGGTGGAGGTTCCGCGAGCATCTTCAGAACGTTTATGGTCGATTCCCCACGTATGGAGGCTGAGCGTGACTATCACCATTAAGGCCGAGTGTCATATTTGTGGATGGTATTTTGTCAACTACGACAATAGGTCTTATCCGGACGTAGTACGTAAGATGGATGAACATATGGAAACGGAGCATCCCAGTAGGGATAGCTGATAGTTATGAGAAATACTATGTCGATTAAGTATATTCCCGTATTCAACAAACTCCTTCCAGCGGACGGTTTTCGCCAATGTACTGATTGCGGCGCGCTGGTTGGCAATCAAGCTCAGCACACCCTCTGGCATAATGACCTCGTTAAGGCTTTCGAGACAATACTCAAAGTAATAGGTCAAGAGTGAACACCAACGAGTGGATTCATTCCTTGAACGCTAAAGCATGGGCATTGTGGCTTGGTTGGTATTTTATTGAAAAGGATTTAGATGAGAGCATTACCTCAAACGGAGAAGATTCTTAAGCTAGCGGCTTCGGGACATACTGTCGCTGAAGCTGCTCAGGAAACTGGCCTTAAGTCAGGAAACTTGCGGCGTTGGGCTTCTCGTCATGGTGTCATTTTTGTACAAGATGAGAGACATCTGATTCCAGAAGAGAAAAAGGCGCGTATTGCTGAACTTGCAGAGGCGGGTTATAGCAAGCGCCAAGCAGAGCGAGAGCTCGGTGTGGGACACGGGAGTCTGACATTACACGCGGAGAAGTCTGGGATTATTTTTTCTCAGGCATTCGGACCGGGTTCAAGGCTGAAGAATGCGCACTCACCTTGGTATGAAAATTATGCTGAGGTTATTCGTCTGAGTAAGCTGAATTATTCACGGCAACGTATTGCTCGCATCACGGGCGTTTCAATTAGAACCGTTGAACGTTATCGTGCTATGGAAAATCTTTCTAAGCCAGCCAAGCCCTCACCCACCGAAGAGCAGCTTGCGGAAATGAAGCGATGGCTTGATGATGGCGCAAGCTATGCAGAGACGGGTCGTACTGTAGGATACAGTGGCACGGCGGTCCAAAGGTATTTTCCCGGACACGGCATGAGTGCGCAAGAGCGTGGACAAATGGCTAACGCAATACGTCGAGCGAATCAGAAGATGAAGAGGCTGGGACTTGAATGACCGACAAACTCCCCTTCCCTATCAGGAACACGATATTCGGGAAATCATTAAGCATGATGGCTCAGCGCTCATCGTTTCATCTGTGGGTGGACGAAAGACTCTTGTCGCAGTCGAAGTGGGTGTCCGAATGCGACCCGGTGCTATCATGGTCATTTGCCCAAGAAATACCATTCCGTCGTGGGCCGAAACGATTCTCCGGCAGGACCCAGACGCCAAGATCGCTCGACTAGATTCCAGCAAGAAGGGTAAGACTGCCCTTGCTAATTTGACATGGGGTCAAGAGGGCTGGTACATCTGTACGCCCCAGTGGTTCGCTTTGAGGAAATGGAACACTGTCGTTCCTGACCTTGCAATTTTTGATGAGATTCACACGGCGTGTAACTACACGAATCGTTCTCGTGCCGCTATGCATCAGCTACAGGCGAAGCGTAGGATCGGCATGAGTGGTACCCCACTGCGTAACAAGTGGGAGAATATCTGGGCATTGATCCGGTGGATTTGGCCGCACCTTATGACCGAAACGTACTGGATTTGGCGACGCAAGCAGCAGGGTAAGTACGATCCCTTCGCTCTCCAGAACTGGAAGGTTACAGGAGAAAAGAATCCGGGGCAGCTTGTCAATAGCTTGCCGTGCTACATCCAGCACCTTCAGCGCGAACGGTGCTGTGACTTTCACCCCAATGGGTTCCTTGACCTTGACGAACCGACCATGTACGTCAACAAGATCGAGCTTAGTCTTAAGCAGAAGATTTTCTACAAGCAGATGGAGAAGGACTATGTGGCCTGGCTTACAACCCCTGACAGTAACGGAAAGCTTCCCATCGTTGCATCGCTACCCATCGTGGCCCGTGGTATGTTACGAACCTGTTCCCTCGCTCTACCCTCCATCGATGCCGCAACGGGAAAGCTCTACTTCGAAGACAGGTGCGAAAGCCCCAAGCTCGACGCAGAGAACGGACTCCTAGCCACACTAGCCAAGCTTGACGGATCACCAGTTATCGTATATACTCACGATAAGCGGTTCACTAAGGTTTTGGTCAAGCGAATTACCAAGGCTGGCTATCGTACTGTTGAGTGGTCCGGCGACGTGTCGGAGGCTAAGCGTAAGGTAATCAAGGAAGCTTTCATTAAGGGAGAAATAGATGTCCTCGTGGCGGTTATCGGTGCAATCAGTACCGGCACAGATGGTATTCAGTACGCCAGTAACACAGAGCTATGGATATCAGAATCCGACGACGGAACGGACAATGAGCAGGGTCGAGGGCGCTTGGATCGCCCCGGACAGCGCACTCAGGTTCTACGCATTTATTTCAGGGGAGTGGGTACTATGGATGAAGGTATAACGTCCAAGCAAATCCAAGAAGCCCTAGCTCGCAATAAGTCACTGAGGAAGAGACAAAAAATATGATCTATGAACTAGCTGAAAGTGCTGTAGCAGAAGACGTTTGGTCCGAGAAGAAGCGCCAGATCGAGAAGTGGGGCATTCAGTCTCACCCTGATGGTACCGGACCTAAGTTTCATCCTCTTGGTCGCGGAGAAGACCTTACATATAGCGAACTGGCCGACCTCTATAAGGCAGAGTTTGAGGTAACACACCTCGACAAGCTTGAGACATGGGCAGACATTCTCCTAGAGGAAGTTTTTGAAGCCTTGGCTGAGAGTAATCCCGTGAATCTTTACGCCGAACTTTATCAGGTTGCTGCTGTAACAGAGTCATGGATGCGAGACATCTTAATGCACATGGATCAAAGGATGGATGGAAATGCCACTAGCAGTTGAAATCAATATCAACGGCGTTTCAATTAGCGAAATCTATATCGGTCGTCTAGAAGGTGGTACAAGTCCAGACGACGAGAATACCTACAAGGTTCTTTATAATCCTACACGCGGCATGTCCAATGCGCACTACGGTATTCCCCGTGGAGACTGGCACAATGGCGTGAGCTTTACACATCGATACGGTGATGGTGCCGAGATTTGTGCGATGAAAGCTATCGCCGCACTACAGGAAGCGGGCGCTCTCAAGTGACGTACAGAATTTTAGTTACGGGTTCACGAACATGGGATGATGTCCCGTTTATATGGGATGCTCTCCATTATGAATTGGAAAGCCATAACGTGTGGCATGGAGTTATCATGATCAATGGTGACTGCCCAAAAGGTGCCGATGCTATTTGCAAAAAGATCTGGATAGAGAATCGTCTTCCACTTGAGCTTTATCCTGCTGACTGGGAGAAGCATGGCAAGCGCGCTGGGTTTGTTCGCAATGCACAAATGGTGGAATCAGGAGCCGATGTATGCCTAGCGTTCATCAAGGATGGTTCCAAGGGTGCGACTATGACTGCGGACCTCGCTGAAAATGCAGGGATTAGAACTGTTCGCTATGAGCGATGAGCCCGAGCGCTGTCGTCAAGGCCACATTCGTACGCCCGAGACGACGATGTATGAGCGCTTAAAGAATGGGAAGATTCGTAGGCGGTGTCGCACGTGTAGGAACTTGCGCAACAACAAGTCTCATACCAATAGCGATCAGATCATCATTGGTGGCACGCACCTACTCGACAGGACCATGTACGATAAGTCCTCGCTGACCATTGACGATCATATCCAACTCATAAAGTTTGACAAAGCGTTGGACTTGATAGATACTAAGTGTAAGGGAAACCCCGCCAGCTTCGTTGACTGGGACGCATCGGAGGACGATGTTAGTCAGGTTCCTTCACCTAAGTATGCGGAGGAAATGTGTAAGGGTTGCCCAGTTTTTGAACTGTGTGATAAAGCAGCAAAAGTAGCGCCCCCGGCATGGGGCGTCCGTGCCGGTAAGGTCTACATCTTCGGTAATTTATTTGATAAGGGAGAATATAACGGTGACAACAACAGCACCAGCAACACCCACTAAGGCAATGCCTAAGGCGACAGTCAAGACAAGCAAGATTCTGGAAGCGATTAATCTTATTCAGGCTGAAGTCGGCAAGATCGAGAAGAACGGAGTCATGGACTTTGGTAAGACCAAGTATAACTTCGTTAAGAACGACGACATCATCGAGACAGTGACCAAGCAGCTTCAGGAGAACAACGTTGTGACCCGTGTTCGCACGGTGAGCAGGGATGTGGAGAATCGCGACCTTGGTTCTACTCGTGTCTTCCCGATGGTTTCGGTTGAAATCATGGTGACATACGTGTCGGCCATTGATGGGTCCGAGTTTGAAGCGGGTCCATTCTGGGGCGAGGGCGCGGGTAACGACGACAAGGGGCTGCGTAAGGCGTACACCACAGCGCAGAAGATTGCCAACCTGCTTACATTCAATATCGCAACGGGTGAGCCTGATCCTGACGAGTACTACACTAAGGATGCCAACCTGCCAGCAAGTGCAGTCGGCACGCCAGCACCGCCGAGTCGTACTGAGAAGACAATCACTGGTGCAGCACAGACTTATGAGGCCCAGCTTAAGAGGCTTCAGGGTCATGTCAAGGCGGCAGCGGGAGCTATCGGGTACGACGGATCGCAGATCAATGCTATCGGTGCAGGATTTGGTGGAGAGGACTTCATCATGAACCCCACCGCCCTTCAGCAGACCTACGATGCACTCGTGAAGATTGCTAAGGACCAGCAAGTTCAGGAGGCGTAATGGCTGACCTTGTAACCAATCCAGACGACCCTCGCTTGGGGCACGGTGCCGATAGCGAGCCCGTGCCCCAGCAAGCGGCCTATCTAGTCCTCAGCGAGAAAGAGAGAGCTAAGGGATTTGTTAGACCTGTACGGCGTAAGTACCAGCACACAACTTGTGGTTCGGTAACAACTATGAGTTTGCCTTTGGCTGAGACATACGCTCGTGATCCGAAGTTCTACGGTGCTACGTATTGCGTACGTTGCGGTATGCACCGCCCCGTCTCGGAGTTCTTTTGGGATGGCACTGATGAACTTGTTGGCTCATGACACAACCCGATCTTGCTGTACGGAACTCGGGTTTCGGCGGACGCGGCTACCGTCACCCTCTAACTGGTGATGTAGTGCCCTCGGTGACGACCGTCCTAAAGATGGCGGCGCAACCGGGTATCGTACAGTGGGCGGTTGATCAAACGGCAGCGTATGCCGTGGCTAACATCGACGCCCTACTCAGCAAGACGGAAACGCAGGGATGGAATTCTCTACGGTGGTATCACAAGCGCTCGCCGCTACCACTAGAAAAGGGTTATGATATCCGCAACTATCATTTGGGCGTGCTCAACGACGCAGCCGAACTTGGCACGAGCATGCACGAATGGATCGAAGCAGATATTGATCCCGCGTTTTCGTATCCGAACACAACCCTAGAGCCCGAAGCATTCTGGGAAATGGTATCCGTGTGGGACGATTGGTTTAGTGAGCGAAATATCTCACCACGCCATACCGAACTTACGGTGTGGAATCACACACTGGGATACGCCGGAACACTGGACCTAGACTGCGTTATCAACAAGGAACGTTGGTTGATCGATGCTAAGACATCCCGTTCTCTTTGGCCTGAGCATAGCATGCAGCTTGCCGCACTAAGGTTTGCGGAAACGATGCTACTCAAGCAGGAGGACGGGACTTACGTAGAAGAGGAATGGAAATCAGATGAGTGGTTTGATAACTACGGTTTCCTCCATGTACGACCGAACGATGTGGACAATAAGGGAAATCCGGTCCCAGCGTACGTCGAGCTCGTTGAGGCAATGGACATGCAAGAGCACTTTGAATGGTTTCAGGGTCTTCTTGCAGCAAAGAAATCCGAAATCAAAATCGGTAAGCTCCAAAGAGAAAGGCTAGCTATTGGTAACTAGTGCAGAAGTAGGCGTAGGCGGAACGGTTATCAAGGATGAGACGGGGTACACGGTTGCTCATGTGCAGCCAATGGAGTATGATCCACTGACCCCAGTTCTCGTGTCCTTGAGAAACTACGATGTCTATGCTAACCTTAGTGTAGAGGAAACAGAGGCGCTGATTGATGCGCTTAATCTTGCGCTTATGGCGCTTGGAATGGGAGAATAATTTGTCCAGATTTAATGCAACGTTCGATGGTGGAGTAGTCGCTGAGCCGGAGCGTATCGGCAAGGATAGCAACGGTCTAAAGTTGGTCGTCTATGTCAATGAGGAACGCAAGAACAAGGACACCGGAGACTACGAGAAGACGGGTAACGTCTCGAAGATTCAAGTAGCGCTTTGGGGCGACCTCGCAAATGAGGATGTTCGCTATGGCGACCTTGTTGAGGTTGATGCCAGCCTGACCGAGCATGAGTACGAGAAGCAGGACGGCTCTAAGGGTCGCCAGCTTCAAACCACATGGGTCAATTCCATCGTCGTTAAATGGCGGAAGGGCGAGAGCGCAGTTGCAGCCAGCAGCAGCGCTGATAGCGGTCTTCCTTGGTAATATCCCGGTGAACTAGCCACTAATCGGGAGTGGCACCAATCCCCAGTACTAATTGAGTAGCGGTTGCGAAGGTCCAAACTTCGTCCGATGGTTCGACTCCATTGCTGGGTACCAATTGAGGGAGCGTCATGCTGAAAACTAAAACCTTTTCCGGAACGTGGTCCGTTAAGGAAGAGAATGATCAGGAGATTACACTCGCCTTTAGTAATGAAGATGGAGTAGAGCTTTACTGGGAGAAGCATCAGAATTTTCCCGGCCTTACTTGGACCGCACCACCATATCTTAAAGTAACATTTTCACTTTCCTAGGGAGTGCCCGTGCCAAACGAGGCTGTACAAAAGAAAACCCTACGGACATTCTATGAAAGCATCTGGGCTGAAATGTCTGGCAACGTTATCGTGGGACTACGGGACCGACCGGGACCACGTGGTAAGGTCAACCGCTTTGAGGACTTCAAGTACCCTGAGCAGCTTGACGAAATCATCCAGTGGACAATGGACCACCGCAATGAGGATGTCTACGCTTCGCCCCTGATCTATGGGGACGAGCGTGGAGAGAGTGGTAAGCTTCGCCGCATTCCAGAGAATGCCCTGTGGAGCCAGACCGCCTATCAGGACTCGGATACGTGCGAGCCACAAAACTTTAGGTTCCGTCCGTCCGTTCACATTCAGTCCTCTGCTGGACGCTATCAGGATTACTGGATGCTAACTGAGCCAGTCCCCGCACACGAGGCATCCCAGATCAGTCGCAAGATTGCTATCGCCCACCGGGATCAGGGTTCAGACCCTAGCTCGTGGTCAGCGAACAAGGTTCTTCGCGTGCCGCTTACGACCAATCATTCTCATGGCTATCCTGAGGATGTTACGGTTACGTTCTCGGGTGATATGTACGACGCTAAGGACCTCAGTGGGGGCTACGACGACATAGAACTGGTAGACCGGGCAATTATCCGTCTGCCACCGGACGTGTCTTACGAGTCGATTGAGGACCTCCCAGACTATGCTGACGCACTCGACAAGCTGCCCGAGGGTTTCGATGTTGAGACGCTGACGAAAGAGGTACCCGCTGATGTTGACCGCTCACGGATGCGTTACCGTCTTCTCTGTGACCTGTTCCGTACAGGAACGCTTGACTTTGAGGACGTACTCAGTTTGGCGTGGCACGCTCCTGCTAGCCAGAAGTGGCGAGACGACCCCCGTAACCTACGCGGCCTGATTCAGGAAGCACTCAAGGCTCAGGGCGAGGTTGCGTATGAGACTGGCGAGGGTATTAGCGGGCCGGAAGTACCTAAGGTAGGACAGTTCGATCTGTCTCTGCTCTCGGACGACGAGCGCGCCTCTGTTGCTGGCGAGGATAACTGGCTCAAGCGTTGGGACGAGTGGAACCGCTCGAAGCTAGGGCGTGTATATAACGCACCCTACGTGGAAATGAACGGCTTGTCCATTCTTTCCGAGGCGTTTAGTGACTGCGTGTATCTGCCAATGTCCAATGGTGAAGAGAACACGAATCTCTACCTTATGGGGGTTGGCGACTCTGGCTCCGGTAAGACTTCGCACTTGAAGTTGTGGCGCGCCATGATGGACGAGCTCCACGAAGATTCGTCATGGTCTATCGGTACTAACGCTAGCCCGAACGCGCTCCACGAGGCGTTGCTTGGTCGTGACCGCAAGACTAGCGTGCTGAATGCTGATGAGGCTCACGGTTGGTTTGCTCAGCTTAACGCCGGGAGCCAGAACTGGACCGCAGGTATCTTGGAAATGCTGGCACAGTACTATGACGGATATGTTCCGCCTATGCTGCGTACTGGCAACAGAGATATCAGTGGTAAGAGTGCTAGGACGTACTTCAACATTCATCTGCTCGGCACGAGGAAGGGCAAGCTGTCGATCACGAACGTTCTCACGGACGACATGATCTACTCTGGCTTCCTTGCTCGATTCATTTGGTACATCGGTGAGGACCGCGAGGTTTCCGAAGACTCGATGGACGTGAACATGGCGAACGGTGCTGACTATGTGCAGCTAGGCTATGAGCCTATGTGTCGCCAGTGGTCGGCTGAGTTTGCGAACACGAAGAAGTTGCTGAAGGTCAAGTACAAGAAGACACGCTTTGGTATTCCGTGGGATCGTGATGCCATTGCTCGTGTTGGGCAGATGAAGTGGGTAATCGATAGGGCGTTCCGCAAGAAGCACCCGAAGTGGGAGCTACTTGATCCTTCGATCCGTCGCCTTGGTCCGAACATGATGCGCGTTGCTGCACTACTGGCTGCCGAAGAGGCTGCTGATAGCGTCACGTTGCACCACGTTCTGGTGGCTATCCAGATGTGTGAGGCGTGGTTGCATAATCTTGTGGCCATGACCGAGGGCATTAGCGCGTCGGACTGGAAGCGTTCATGCGATCAGATTCTTGAGTTCATTGCGAGCAAGGGTGTCAAGGTCCGTCGTGAGGTTGTGCTCCGCAGATTCTCTGACCGTAAGGGACGTGAGCTTGGTGAGCAGATCAATGATCTTATGATGCAGGGACTACTACAAGAGGTCCCCGAAAAGGGAGTGAAATGGCTGGTGTTGAAGGAGTAGTACCCCTGTGCATTTATCCATGGGAAGCCCTCAGTGCCAATCTAAGCCCCTTAAAAAAAGCCTTCGAGTCCTTACACCTACCCATGCACGTTCGTCCGTCAGCGGCGCTACCAGCCTCTCCGGGGACCATATTAGCGGTAGGCGAGACGCCTAACTTCCTGTGTCGGTACATTTACGTGGCATCAGTGGAGTCTCCGGGGCTGGCGAACGCCATCAAGGTCGTGTTGTTGAACCTAGACGATCCATGGATAGTGGATGAACTTGACATGCTGAACATGATTTCTGGCGGGGGTTATAAGGAAATAGATGAGACTATCGAAGAGGAAGTCTAGCCTTTCTTGCTTTGGACATACCGGTAAGGCTAAAATGAGATTCATTGACGAGCAAGCCGCTTGGAACTGGATCAACGAGAACCACCACAAGGGAATGAAAGTCTATCGATGCCCGGATTGTAAGGGTGTCCACATTGCGCACGGGAGGAACTAGTGCCCAATCCTACTATTACTGTTAGCTACGATAGCTGGTCGTTTCAATTGCAATACGCCGCCAACACCATGTACGATAGCTTCCTTAATATTAATCAAGCGCTTGGAGATTATGTCTATGCTAGACCAACTGATACTAGGAAATACGCACCACGTAACCAAAAAATCACCCTTCATCATAAGTTCGACAACCTCACCTACAAGTTCTACTTCACGGAGTCAGAGCCCTTCAGTCCCAACTACAACATCGCAGCATAATCCCTACGGTACTTTTGGACCGGGTGATGGGCGTGACTGGCACCAGTGGGCGCGGGACCTCAAGGCTGAAATGGCTGCGGCGGTTCAGGTTGAAGAGGATATCGATACTGAGCCACAGGTACTGATCAAGGCCGAAGATGCCAAGCCGGAAATCTACCTCGATACGCCAGCAGAAAAGCTGTGTGCTCTCGCAGAAAAGTATGGCTGGGAGACGCGGCTAGGATACTCTAAGTCCTTTACCGAGGGCGGCACGATCAAGACCGGCGACAACGCTGGACAGTCACACCCAGACGTAACGCGAGAGCAACTCTGGCTATTGGCACGCAAGCAAGGTAAGGGCACCGTTGAAATTACCTACGCAAGGCGCAACGGTGGCAAGTGGGTCCGCGAATGGGGCGCTCGACGTGGTGTCCTGCACATGATGAGCGACACGGAAATGAAGGAGTACATCAAAGCATGAGTGATACTAAATTCTTCTACATAACGTTTCTTGTCATTTGCTGTATAGCTGTAATCGAGGTGGTGGTTACGGTATGCCAACGATAACAGGGAGTGATCCCGGTGTAGCTACGGGTTGGGCGTGGGGAGACTACTCAGATACGCAACCTTTTGAACTAGAAGGTGCTTGGATTACTGCCGACTTCAAAAAATCATGTAGCTACTGGCATGATGAGTATGGAGACGAACTGGTGGTAGAGCGATTCGTCCTGCGTAATCGGGGGTTCGTGCCGAATATCGAAGGCGTCAAGCTTGAAGGTGTTATTGAGGATACATGGGAACAGCACTTCAAGGATATCTACTGGCAGACGCCGAGCTTCAAAGGCAAAGCCGGAGAAATGGACGCAGTTCTCAAGCGTATCGGGATGTGGCAGACAGGTAAGATGGTCGGTCACAAGGACGGACGAGATGCAAATGATGCTATTATCCACATCCTCAAGCGCATGATTATCAAGCGGCACATACCTACGCTCGAAGCCTACTTCCCGGATTTGATCTAGTCCAACTAATAGTGTAGAATAATAACATCCAAAAGAAAGGCACGCATGGCAACGACAATTTCAACACCTGTTTCCCCGAAGATTAAGTGGGGAGCTATCTGGGGTGTACTAGCTGGTTTGGGTTCGGCGGCAGTTATGGCTGCGGTTGGCGCACTAGACCCGCACGTCTTCGATAGTCTAGGCGCATTCGGACCCCTGATCTACTCGGCCATTGTCGCCGGGGCCGCTACCCTCGCTGGTTATCTTGCAAAGGATAAGCTGCGCGAAATCGGACAGGCAACAATTATCTCCGCATCACAGCCGAACAACACGGTAGTGAATGGTGGAGGAACCGTTGCGCCCGGTGGTACTTTTGGTGATCCTTCGACAGGTAATCCACCCGAGAGTCTCATCCAGTAACGCTTCCTCTTAGCCCCAAGTGATTTTATCCCACGTGGCCGAGAGGTAGGTGACTTATCTAATAGTTGAGCACCCTGCATATATCGGCAGGGTGCTTTTCTATGCCCAGTTTGACAAGTCGGACATGATGTAGTATGGTAAGTACAGGAAAGGGAGCTATGCAAAAGATTACTTATGCAATGCTGAAGTCCGTTGATGGACTCTCGTCTAGGGATGCCGGGATTAAACTCGGTGTCGGAAAGTCTTCCATTAACAACGCACGCGAGAAGGTTCGCAAAGGTAAGTTCTTTGAATACGATACGCCAGCTACACGAAGCGTAGAGGGTGCTCGCATTCTCACTATCGATATTGAATCAAAGCCCATTACCGCATGGGTATGGGGACTCTGGGATCAGAATGTAGGGATTACCCAGATCAAGGAGAACGGTGGCATGATCTGTTTCGCCGCCAAGTGGCTAGACAGTGAAGAGATTCTCTTCTACTCCACGTACAAGGATGGGTACCACGCAATGGTGCGCGCTGCTCACGACCTGCTCTCTGAGGCTGACTTTGTGGTGGGATATAACAGCGTTCGATATGACATGCGACGTATCAATAATGAGTTCCTTGCAGAAGACTTGGGACCCGCTAAGCCATATAAGAATATTGACATCATGAAGATCAACAAGGTACAGTTTGACCTTCCCTCACGTAAGCTTGACTACCTTGCTCAGTTCACCGGCGAGGGTGCGAAGCTAGAGCACACTGGATTCCAGCTTTGGGTCGATTGCATGAATGACGACCCTGATGCTTGGGCACTCATGGAAGAGTACAACAAGCAGGACGTGATCATTACCGAGAAGACATATCTACATCTTCTCCCGTGGCTCACCAACGCGCCGCATCTTGGGCTCTATGGCATGATCGATGATTGCTGCCCATACTGTGGTGGCACTGAACTCGTTGAGTCTGGGCTCACGCACACCAACGTTCAGAGCTACGACCTGTTCAAGTGCCTAGGCTGTAAGGCATGGGTACGCGGCACAAAGACACGCGGGCAGACACTGACCACGAGGGCTGTCCGCTAGAACGGCGACGGTGGAGCGCCCGGAGGATTTGGGATAAGCTTCTTGAGCGTTTCAATATAGTTACGCATCAGAGCTTCACGAGCTTCCTGATTATTAACGCGTGCCTCCAGTGACTCCACCTTGTGCTCAAGCTTGCTGAGGGCAACGTTCTGAACGCGATTCTGTTCAACGAAACCGTCGATAATAGCGGTAAAATAACTCGTCTCTGAATTACGCTCATCCACGTCTACCCTTCTATTCTGAAAGGTAGCTGTTAGCTGGTTGTCCTTCTTGGTGCGGTTGTTAGCAATGACCGCGACAAGAAGACCAGCGGCGGGACCGATAACCAGAGCGGCAATGGAAATAATGAGTGACCAATTCATTACTTCCTCGTTAGTTTACGCAGTACCCTAATGCGCTCTGTTAGGTGGAAGATACGCCACGTTGGAAATACAAGGAAGAAGGCCGTAATAGCAAAGGACGCGATTGTTGTAGCGGAGAGCCCCTCGGTAAAGATTGCGACACCACGAAGTAGCGTTACAACACTCAGCGTGCCGGTCAACATACTCAGGGTGATGAGCTCTATTGATTCCTTGATGATCATACTGATGCGATTCAAGCCAACCATCGTACTAGCGGCGGCAATCCCGGCAATGAGGCCGAACAAGCCAAGGGATAGTCCCCACGGTAGGCCGTAGTCCTGACCAGCGACACGAGTAACGATAGTCTGACCCGCTGCCGCAGAAGCCACTCCCCAAACACCAATGAGAATCCAGCTAATTGCCGCAGCAATATCTAGTCTGCGGTCGCTCAGTACCGGTTCGCGTAGTCGGTCACGAATCTTATCCCAAGGCTTCTTAAACATATTAAACCTTAGGCGCTAGAGCGGTTACAACAATAGAACACTCTTTGTTCGTTACCGCTGATGCGACGGCTGTATTAGTGCGAGCAGTGTATGTATGAATACCAGCAGTGGGAGTGCGAAATACATTCATGTTAGTAGTCGAAACCTGAGTGTTAACAAATCCGACAAACCAGTCACGTGAAATACCAATCGCAGTTCCATCCTCATAGACCTGAACAGAAACTTCACGATTAGCTCCAGAACCAGTGTTCTCGAAGAGTGCCTCAAATGCAATCTTTACTGGAGTGCCGGGACAATATGTAGTCGCTGATAGTCCGGCAATCGCTGTTACTCCAGTGACGACGAGAGAGTTTGGTAGAGCCTGATTAGACCCGAGAATAGTACCCGGCAACGGATACCACCCAGCAACCGCAGCGCCACCTTTATTAGTAGAGGGATCATACGTTGCTAGGTATACTTCAATGTATCCCTTGTCTGGGCGATTGGCAAGGTTTCCCTGTACCGGCGAAGGGAACACTGAAGTACGCTGGGCATCGCTTGTAATCTGACGGGGAGCTCCCGCAAGACCACTAACGAGAGCACTATCTACCGCGTTCGCGACATCAGCAAACTTGTCCTGTAGTGGGGTTAGTGACGTAGTTCCATCAGGATATGGAATCGCAAAGTTCGGGGTAGTAGGCATTAGATTTCCATTCTATCAGACCTGATAAGTAATACGGAGCCGTGGGGAGAGTGGTTTACCAACACCATGAAAGATAGCCGACTGTGGGTTACTGGCACCGAAGCCACCGACAGATAGGCCCTTGAATGTTCCGTTAGAAAATCCGGTATACAGTACCGGTGGAATACTTGCATACTTACCCTGCCCCTCGCCCCAACCAACATCGAATCCGTTGGAGCGATTAGGCTTTCCAGAAGGAGGGCCGCTATATTGGTGCGTGCCGAAACCAGCGATACCACCAGAGCTATATGGGTATTGGCTATTCTGAAGAAAAACCTGCATATCAACAATGTTCCTGCCATAAGCAGACCCCATGTCAATTCCCCAGATACCAATCTTATTCTCGGAAGAACCCTGATAGAGCATCTGTGAATCTGTATAAACTCCACCACCAGCGTAGGGAGCACCCGTATAGCTACCCCACGTCCTCGACCATGTAGCAGCAGTTTCAATAACGGTATATGAAGGCGTAGCGGGTGGCGCAGCAGGAGTGCTAGCAACTGGAGGGTAGACATTCCCCGTCAGGGTGTAAAGAGTTTTAAGCTGATCTTGTAGCGTACCAATTGGTCCAACCATCAATTGAGCATAAAGCGCAGCCATGCCACCATCAGAATTTGACAGTCGATCTAGTTCAGCGAGAATGTTAGCAATAGCAGCGGCATTGGTTTCGTCCTGCTGTTCCTGATAACGCCTCCACGTTTGGGATTGCGGCGGCAGATTAGAATCGGGCTTCGACATTTTCTACTGGAGCTCCCTTCAGGTATGGATAAACCGCATGGTCATTAAAGTTGGACCCTGCGTAAACGGTATTAAAAGTAGTCATGGTCGGGTTGTTCGATACGGCGTTGAACTGGTCCATCGTCTGTGTTGGATACGTAGAATTAAAAGATGTAAAAGTAAGACCAGCATATGTGGCATTAAACTCGTTGAAGATCATAGCAAAAAGGTTTGTTAGATCATCGAAGCTCACGTCCATGACATAGTTCATGGAAATACCCTTACGAGCAATCGTAGCATCAGTGATCAAGTAGATACCGGCACCAGCGTAGAAGCGCGACCCTGCAATATTACCGAACTCCTGACCGCCCGAGTCTGGGTCGAAAGGAAATGTTCCACTACCGGAAACACTTACACCACCGCGCTCATCTGCTGAGAAAGTTCCACGATCATGAGCGTGGGTGATATCCCCGAGGAATGGATTATCTACTACTGGGGACTGGTCCTGAGTCTGCGTATTGACGGAAGTGCCCGTAACAATAGACACGACCTCTTTCCTAGAGAAGACTCCGCTACCTGTAATATAGAGAGCAGGTACATCAGTGTCAGCAACATCCATTGCCATGCGGAATGGTGCTTCATAATTAGGGATCACATTAGGGGCATGCACGCTGACAAGAATGTTATTGTTGTTATTCGGATCGAGCATGACAGAAAGACTTCCACCAGCCGCAGTCCAGTCGGCAGGGTTGACAGCGTTGTTCTTGCTATCGGTGATAACGTATTGTCCCGTGCCGGAAGTGTAAGGTAGCGGAGCGATAGCAGCTACGCAGATGGGGTTATTCACCGAAACGAGGGAATCGTCCGTAGAAAGGGAGAAGTTGTTAGAGGCAGCTACAGTAATAGAGTACACATTATCAGGAGCCGCCGTCACGGAGTCCGTCAGCCACTGGTTGTTGTAATTGTTAACGAGCACTTCACGCACGGAACCCTGAGCCGTAACGGTCTGGGAGATGGTGTCGGTATTCTCAATACGGATAACATTCTTGCGTGGCTTCTGTACCTGAATAACTTCGTTCACAATGAAGAAAATAGCACCCTCGGCAGAGCACATCATCTTCAAGTGGTCAAGAAGATTGCCTTCCCAACTACGGTAAGAGACAAAGACGTCTTCTAGGGCTGGATCAATACTGATAGCTGTTGCAGGAACGCTAGCTAGCGAGGCATAGTATCGAAAAGCATTACCAAAGGTAGCATCATAGCCAGTGGGCTGAGCAATGGTGATCGCGATGGTTGAGCTCGAAGCATCAGGAGTACCGTTCCAGAAGTTATTGGTACCGTTACCATCCCCATAGGGATACATGACCGTACCCTGAGTAATCATTACTCCATCAGTTTCAAGAATGTTACCAATTGCCCATTGGTGAAAACCTGATCCAATAGTGTAATTGAACATACGAACCTGCGCTTGTGTAGCCGTAGCCGGAGCAGTCAATCCAACAGCATCAAATTCCTGCCACACTCCCGAAGGAAGCGTTACCCCACCAATAAGTACGGGCGATCCCACGGCAGCACTGGCAGCATTGAGCCACTGAATACTCATCTGCATAGCCTGATCTGTGTTCGACTTGGCTTGCATACTAAAGGTATAGAAACCGCCAGTAAGAATACCTGTATGAAGGTAGATCAATCCACCAACACCAGTTGCGGCAACACTCCACGTTAGCTTGGTTGTTTTGGTACCAGCATATGCCCCCGTTGCACCCTGAGTAATGGCGGCAGTTCCTCCGGTACCAGCCTGAACCGAGTAGTTCGTTGTAGCGCTAACTTCGCTCGAAGGATTGGTTGCTTGGTTGACAATATACGTGGTGATTGTGGAGTCACGGCTACGTCCAAAGTACGGCTTAGCGGTCTTGTTGACGTTGAGCTTGCTCAAGAGGGAGTCAACGGAGAAGGTGATCCTGTTTCCGGCACGAGAAGCCTGAGAGATAGTACCAGTCCATGTACCGCGCCCACGAAATGCAGTATCCTCAATGCCCTGCGTATCAACGAGGGTGATCTTCTGGTCAATGCACGATAGGTAGCGGTGAAGAAGGTCGGAATCCTCATCAGCCTTGATCACAATACTCATAGAAGAAGTGCCGCCTGTAGTGTCGTCTGGGGCGTAACGATTGATCGACGCCTGAACACTATAGTCAACGACCTGTAGGACTCGTGACCGATTCTCGATATATGCCACCAACGGGGAGTTGGATGCTGGCATAGGCATCCCAGACTCGCCCGGAAAAGTGGACGCGCTAGGGAAAGTGGTGGAATCGGGAAAGAGCATTAGGAGATTTCGTACATAAAGTCGATGTTAATCTTGTCACCCGTCGCCCACGTGAAAGGAGCGGTTGCTGAAGTCGCAGCGAGCAACCCGGATGCTGATGTATGAATTCCAGCAAGTGCTGTTGTGGATGTAAGGATACATACACCCGCATAGTACTGTGTTGCAGATGTATCAAAGAATATTACTTTAGCAGACCGGCCGCCCGTGGCATTCAGGGGTGCGTTCACGGGTGGCAGGGTGAATGTTGGAATTCCTACCATTGTTGTAGTTGACCCCAAGGTACATTCGATCATTCCGTTGACGGTCTTTCCGACCAGCCGATACCTTCCTAGAACCGTGCCATTGCCGAGCGTGATACCAGTTACGGTTGGAGTATACGCCGCCCACGCGGAGTAAATCTGGGAAACACCTGTCTCCACATTGTTCAGCTTCGCAGCGGTAATAGGGGTAGCTCCCGCTGGCCCGTCTGCGAATGTATCTGGTACAAAGGTCATGTCTTAAGTCCTTTTCTCATTATAGCCAACCGCCCACTTCTTCAAGAGTAACGGCAGCCGATACGTAGCGTCGAGGGTAGGGTCCGACTTCATCAAGGAACTCATAAGCCATAGTTGGATCACTAGCAAACTTCATGCCGGTATGACCGCGCCCTTCCATGTGGTTGCCAGTCAGAACGGGAGTGACGCCGAGAGTAGTGTAGTAAGCGTCCCCTGAATCCATTGTAACGTATGAGGTACCAGAGACGGTGGACGTTAGGTAGATCTTGATGGCACTGTACGTTGCCCCACTGAAAGATTTGTTCATGCGGGTTGTACCGGAAGCAGAAAGAGCCGTGAAGTCCTGAGTAGCCGCAAGCGTTCCATCGATATTGATCGGCTGGATACGAATCACAGCACCATTGACTACAGAGAAGCTGAATCCGATGTTGATCTGCATAGTCGGTGGGATCAGGAGAACCAACGCCCTATCTGGAACCGTGTTAATCGGAGTAGAGAGTGTGTACTTAGCCGAGTAGATAGGCTGGTTGTTCAGAAGGCTTGTAGCAGCAACGATGTCAGGAATGTTACCTGCACCAATATGAGAAGGCCAACCAGAAGCGCTCAGGAACGGCGCTGCCCAGTGCGGAGGAAGCGCGTTGTAGTACGAAGCATAGGGGTCGATCCAGTACAGGAGCCCCGTGCCGTAGAGCCCCTGACGGTAGTTGAAAAGGAACTGAAGGTCTTCGATCTGCTTAGTCTTCCAACTCCAACCGAACTTACGATGCACGGCGGCGGAAGGGTTGTCGAATGCTCCACCACTACTGAACTGCATACCATCGATGGCTCCGGTAAAATCAGCGTTGAGTCCAGCACCGGGCGCAAGAACGAAACCTGCCTTGCGAATGTTTCCGAAATAGATCGTTGGATCGCCAGTGGCCATTAGTTCTGTCCTCCATAAGCAATCTCAGTATTACCGCGCGCTGCGGTCTCAGCAATAACTCTATCAGTCGTGTAAAGATAGATGGGCCTATTGGCGAGGGCCATGATAGCCTGCAAGCTCTGAGCGTCGATTGCACTGAAATTGCCGCCGCTGACCATACCGCCATCGGCGTACCCCATACGCGGTGCGCTTCGAGCTCCAGCAGTGTTATGCATAAGGGCGAAAAGAGTACTCAATCCGAGACGCCTGACGGACTCCTGCGGGAAGACAAACTCCCCAGCGTGGACTACACCGGCAACCTGATACTTCGTACCCGGACCAGTGAATCCACCGCCACCATAACCCCTAAAGGATGTTCCGTTGAAGTAACCACCCGTAGCTCCACCGCCATAGACCTTGCCCGCTGCGAAAGCATTTGCCTGAGCCTGAGCATTGGCAATACCACGCTGGAACGCCGACATATTAGCAGTAACCTGAATCTGTACTGCTGGATACGGTAGCTGTACTAGCTGGTAGATTTTACTCTTAGCGGGATCAGTGTTAGCCTGCGGAGTGGTAACCGGAGCAGGAGCGTGGTTCATGTCCCAGATCAAGTTCTGCATTTTTCCTCGTGCAGAATCGCCAGAGAATCCCGGCGTGATATTGGGTGGAGTTACGTGGCTCATATCCCAAATCAGGTTATCCATTGTTGTTTTAGCAGGAGCCGGGTTAACTACAGGGGTGGCTGGATTCTGACCAAAGCCAAGGTTGAATCGCTGCATGATATCCGAAGGACTGAAGCCCTCCAAAAGCATCTGCCCCATCTTGGCAGCAGTTTCCTTACCAATGGCCGCACCACTTGAAGTTACTAGGTTACCTGAAGCGATCAAAGCTTCTCCAGTGGCCGCCCCTGCAAGCTCCATAGCACGCTGCTGTGCGGCAATATACGCGTCCGCCTGCGCCGGAGTTGCATTGGTAAGCTGCTGAAGAATAGAGGCATTTGTTGCCGAGTATCCAGCCTGAATAAAGACGTTAGCAGCATCTTGCCCATAGCGAGCCGAAATACTAATAATATTGCGGAACCATGTTTCCTGAGCAGAGTTATTAGTTTCAAGTTGCGCAGTGAACTGACCAAGACTAACAGAAACACCATCATAAATATTCTTCGAATCGACACCTGAAAGCTTAGACTGCTGATCCGCCGCTGCGCTCAAGCTAGCCTGAACCTGCTGAACAATAGTGTTGAAATCAGTTAGCGGCGCAATAGACTTGCGATACGCGGCACCCACGGCGTCGATAGCCTTCTGCGGGTCCTTAGCATTAGCATCACTCTGCCCACTAACAACCTGATTCAGATCGTTCTTGAAGTCACGCTGGCGCTTCATTTCGTCAGAAAGAACCTTGTATTGTCCCGCTGTCTTGAGCGCCCCATCACCACTACCACCAATGGCGAGCTTAAGAAGATTTGTATCGTTTACCGCTACACGCGCAACCGTAAGCTGACGAGTAAGTTCATCCTTATAGTCACTTGTTCCACGAAGCAGGGTAAGCAGGCTTGCTCGCGTGCCGTCTGTCTTAAGCGCAAGCTGAGTAAATCCATTCTGAGCAGAAGGTAGATCAGACCTAGCAAGAGTGGCAAGCTGTGTACCTACATCCTTAAGCTTGTCTGCGAAAATCTGCTGAGTCTGCGCCTTCTGGAGGCTACCCTGACTGAACCCGGCAATGATCTGATCCCAAAGATTTCCACCAAGCAACTGGGTCTGCTTCTGGATAGAGCCCTTAAAGTCCTTAAACGCAGCCTCAAGATTGGCACCAGCGGCCAGCGCAAAGAGGTTACCTCCAGCACCACCCTGAGTAAGAACCTTCGAGACATCTGTGAAGTTTTTGCCCGTAGCAAGAACGTTCTGAACCTGAGCGCTCGTTGCCTTAAGCTTTTCAAGCTGATCGGAGAAGATAACAAGACCAGCAACCGCAACAGCGAGAGCTACAGTATACGGGTTGGTCAAGAAAGCAGCCATGCGCTGCAATCCAGAAAGTCCACTTACACTAGACGCCGCAGACGCAACCTGAGCGGCCTTGAATGTGGCGATAGCTCCGGTAATACCCTCGTAGGCAACTCGACCAGCCTGAAGACCGGCGACCATCCTTGTAAGACCGGACCCCACAAGAGCCAGCACGCCGAACAAAACGAGCAATCCGGCAGCAAATACAAGCGCACTCTGTCCACCATCGGTGCTAGCGAAATCAGAGATACCCTTGACCATATCCGTTAGTGCATTGGTAACATCCTTGAATGGACCGGTCGCTGCACCACCGATCTGATTGAGAAACTTGCCGAAGGTGTTACCGAGCTCGATGAGCTTGTTGATTAGGGTGTCGTTCAGGATTCCAAACTGTACCTGAAGAAGAGTACCATCAGACCAGCCCTTATTCGCTAGGTCGATAGCATCCTTGAGTACGCCGTGACCACGCGCAAGAGAAAGAAGCAATGGGATATAGCGAATGGATGTGATACCCAATTGGTTCAGAACGCCGATAGCGTCTCCACCGGAATGGGCGATACCATCAAGTCCCGTAAAGAACTTCGTGAATAGCGGAGCGAACTTCTCCGTGCCGAAAGCGTCCTGCACGGTGGCTAGACTTACACCAGCGGTCTTGGCAAATGCCTCAAGTACGGGTCCACCACTCTGAGCGGCGGACTGAATCTTCGCAATGAACTGGTAAATGGCACCACGCGCAAGTTCGGGGCCGGTGCTGGTAACCGAAGCCATCGCACCAGAAATACCGATAAGCTGTGGGACCGTGAATCCAGCAGCCTTAGCGACACCGACAAGCTGAGTAGAAAGCTTGGTGATCTGTGTCTCAGTCGCAGCAGTGTTAACACCAACGTTAAGGACGGCGGAAGCTAGCCTGTTGAACTCTTCTGGTTTTACGCCACCGATCTTGCTGAACTTACCGATGAACGTTCCAGCAGCCTCAGAGGAAAGGTTCGTTGTAGCTGTCAGCATGGCGACGGTGCGAGTGAAGCTTACAAGACCACTAGCGCCAATACCAAGCTGACCACCAAGGGTCGCAATCTCAGTAATACCCTTAAAGGAAACGGGGATAGTGGTAGACAGATCGATAAGGCTAGCCTTAAGTGCCTGAGCCTGAATGCCCGTGGTCTTGCTAGTACGCTGTACGTTAGCAAAATCCTTCTCGTAGTTTGCGGCAAGAATAGCAGACGCTACGGGAATAGCAAGAAGACCAAGCCCCAATGATCCAAGGGCACGCGAAACAGAATAGAGGGCGTAACGCGTGGAGTTGGAGATACCCGAAAGACCGCTTAGCGCACTTTGCGCCCTAGCAGCACCGGAAGTAACGGTCTGAATTTCCTTGTTAGCATTAAGGAAGCTACCAGTCTGAATAGCAGGACCGATATTGCTGCCACGAACACTGAGTCCAGCCTGAACTGCGCGCTGGGTAGTCATTTGCGCGTTGACCCTAGCAATGCTCGCAGCCTGAGCGTTGAGCATGGTGCTGTACTGGTACCCGATTGGAACCGCACCACGCATAGAGCCATTCATGGCTGCCTGCTCGGCATTACCGATTGTTAGCTGGCGAACACGGTTCGTCTCAATCGCGTTGAGTCCAGCAACGGCCTTCTGGTATGCGGTGACCTCGGCAGTACCAAGGAACTGACCCGTCCTACTACTGATCGTCTGTCCAGCAGAGTTGAGGCGGACTGTACCGATATTGGCAATGGTAGCCTGATAAGCCTTAGCAGCAATAGCGGCACGCGTTAGTGCGGCAGTAGCGCGATCTACGCCAGCACCACCAGCAGCAGCCTTGGCAGCCATAGACCCGAGCGAGCGCTCAAGGGCAACGGTTTCCCTGTTGGTTTGGCTAGTGGCAGTGTTGTACCGCTCCAGAGCAGTTACGATGCGATTAAGGACCGGGGTGCTATCGTCCTTAACGCTGATAATCAGCGTTGCATCGTCTACAGACAAGAGTTTCTCCTAGTGGTTACTGGCCCAAGTCTATCAGTCAACACCTTGGATGGGCAGGTCGATCTGTTCTTTCTCGACAGGAGCATCACTCTTCTGACCCCTTGCTACCGCCTGCTTCTCAAGGAAGTCTCGTAGCGTCGGTAGCGGACCACCGTTACGCGTGCCCTTAATGACAGCATAAAACCGCTTACCCTTAGTGCCACCATTCTTGCTGGTAGACTCTTTTTCCTGAGCAGCTTCAATGACAGCCTCGGAGCGCGACACAAAGTTCTTTGCCTCGAACCATACGTTCTCGTCCCTATCCAACCAGACGGGGAAGTTACCGCTCATGAAGCCCTGCTTAAGGTGGTATGCCTTGATCAGACGGTAATCCCAAACGGTCCATTCCTTGTGGGAAGGATCGCTCAGGATCACCGCTGTTGGTGGCAGTCCAGACTTGATAGCCGCCTTGATAAAAATCTCAATGAACGACTGGTCTTCCCACGTTAGGGCTTGACTAAAAAATCCTCGTCCTCAGCGTACTCGATCCATTCGCTACCCATGCGGACCTTTTCAATAGCAAGACCGATGTGCTGAAGGGCATTGATAGGACCAAGGCGACGGAATGTCTCAATGAATTCACTGTTGATATTCTGATCAGAGTCTCCACTAGCCTCAACCTTGCGAATAACCTTTGACCACAGCAGGTTCGTAAAGTACTCGTTACGGTCAGGACTATCGACAATTTCCTTAGTCTTCTTGCCTGTGTAGATATCGACAGAATCCTCGTACTCGTAAGGGAACTTCTCTACAGCCTCAGCAACGAGTTCATCGTAAGCCTCGTTGGAAATACCCTCAAGGTGGAAGACGTACTTATCCGATGCAAGCTCGGCACGCACAGCGGCAAGTTGCTTTTCGAGCTCGGCAAGATCGTCTACGCTGGGACCGTTATCAATCTTGGCTTCGATTTCCTGAAGCTTATATCCCAATTCCTCGTTGAGATAAACGGTTTCTGTTTCCTTGGCGTAGTTACGCCCACGTAGGCGCTCAATAAAGCTGAATGTACCGGGCTCGCGAGCAGCAGCCGCAAGTTCCTCGGGCGTGGCGTTAGACATTGTTTCCTCCGTAGGTTCTTCCTCTGACTTAATACTACCAGTACAAGACAAAGGCCCCCGATCCCGAAGGACCGAGGGCCATGCATCTGCCGCAAGTATTATGTGATTGTGATAACCAGCGGAGCGGTCGAAGTGGTGTTCGTCTCTGGGTGGACTGCTGTGATGTTTACATTACCAGCGGCAGCACCAACGACACCTGTCCAGACTCCGTTATTGGAGACGGTGATCTTAGATGGAACGCTAGAGGTCCACTTGAGTCCACGTGTGTACTTACGAGTGTTGACTGTACCAGCAGCAGAACCCTTTCCACCAGACGCACCGACGAAGGTTGCGGTAAGGGGAAGGATTGCAACAGTAGGAGCGGCAGCAGAAGCACGAACCACCGTGTAGACGTTAAGCTGACCCTGAGACACGAAGTTGATCGTGTAACGGAAGGCATCCTCACCGGAAATCGCATCAGTCCACGAATCAGAAGTAACCTTCATGACGTGAACGAGGTCGTTAGCGGTCGCAGCGATTGCAGGCTGTGAAGCGGTAGCAGCACCCGAAGTAAGAACTTCGCCGTCTACACGAACGATCAGGTAACCGGTAGTACCCGGAACACTGAAGAGGTCGTAAACAGTAGAGTAGTTATTCGAAGAGTCTCCGAAGACGGCTGGGTAGTAGAAGCTAATACCTCCACCATACTTAGAGGCACCACGAACATTAACCTTGTTCTTAGCAGAGACGGCTGGATCGGACTTTACATCCGAAGCCTGTACGCCGACACCGTAGTCGTTCCATGACGTAGCGTCACCGAGCCACACACCCGCGTTAATCTCGGGAGCGGTAGGAGACTGCCAGTTCACGAGTCCGGAAGTGGGAACCCACCATAGGGATACGTTTCCGTTTGAGTTCAATTTCAGGTCCGTAATTTGAACCACAACCTTTCAAAAGTCTTATTTGACCTTAGTCTATCAGTCTGCTACACTGGGGATATGGAATATTTGATGCCTGAAGAACCGAAGACTTGTCGACTATGTGGAGCTCCCGGATATGCGGGAAACCGACTATGCCACCAGCACTATAATGAAAGCCGCAGGAGGGGACCGTCTAATCCCGATCCCACTCGGAGAGGTTCGCAATATAGAAATAAAGACAAAACAGGTAAGCCTTATCTATGTATAACTGAAGGATGCACTAGAATTAGGCATTCTCTGGGACTCTGCCATTTTCATTACAATAGGCAAAGAATGGTGATGAATCCACTTTACTTCCCCAAGGAGTGGATTACTTGTCCAGTGTCTAACTGTGATCGACAAATGCTGAGAACTAATAAATCCCATATGTGCAAGGTCCATTATCAATTTTCGTGGAGGTATGGGCTTACAACAGAAGAAACTATTGCCATCTGGGAGAACCGTCGATGCGAAAATGAAGCATGTGACTCTGGTCAGAAGTTACACTGGGATCACGATCATCGCTGTTGCGCCGAACCTCCGACGTGTGGAAAGTGCAACAGAGGATGGCTGTGCCACCTATGCAACAAAGCCCTTGGGCTTGCTGGGGATGATCCCAACAGACTCAAGGGCCTGATTGCTTATTTGGAAAGAGGTTAGGGTACCCTAAGAAGCGACGACGTAATTCCAATTTATCGCGTTGTTCAAGGAAAACGCCTGCTGCAAGAATACGCTAGAGTCAGCAGCAAGAATGTCCTGCGGGTTGTCTGTCTTGACCTGCACGAGACGAACCCTGTCACCGATAGCAAACGCCGTAGTGTTCGGCTTACCGAGACGCTCAACGGCGTAGAAGTCGATGTCGGGGAATGCAAGATGGTCGAACGCAAGGTTGAAGACACCAGCAGCAACGCGGTCCTTGTCCCTCAAAGCCTTGAAGGTAACGGTTGCGTTCTTAGTCGTAAGCGAAGTGTCACCAGCGTTGGAGCAGAAGGTTAGTCCAGTGTCAGTGTCGGAGTCTCCGAGTGTGAACTCCGTGCCATCCTCCCACAGCGCACACGTGAGGTCCTTGACATACGTTGCGTTATTGAGTTCGGCGGCGGTCGGCGTTGCATAGTTAGCAAACGCCTCTAGATATGCAAGGCCCAGAAATACATCCGGACGATACATGCGGTCATTAGCCATTACTTAACCTCAGTCTTCTTATCGCCAGCAGGAGTAACGTCTTCAGGCTCAGCCTTAGCGTGTACCTCTTCGAACTCGTCAACGGTTCCCGGCTTGAACATACCGGGCTGTAGGGACTTGGTACCCTCGGGTACTTCCTTGAGATATTTGCCCAATACAACGTGATTGATCACGTGTTCGGGCTGGAAATCTACAATTCCAGTTAGGGTGTTAAGTGCGTATGGCATTTAGATGATTTTCCAATCCAAAGTTGACAATCCTTATCTTATCAGCTTTATACTTTAGGGGGCTGGCGGCACCATATGCGCACCGACATTAGCGCCATTAACGCCGAAGCGTAGACGCACAGATGAGACGAACGCAGCAGGACGACCCTGATCGTTCATGATGGTGAAATTGTCAGGCAAGCCCTCGACGGTCATTTCTTGTACTCCGTCAGGCTTGAACCCTAGTAGCGCATCGACGGCAACATCCAGCATCTGCCTCGCCATGCGACCCTTGGGAGCAACGCAACTAATGTCTACTGTGGAGTAGTACTCATCATACCGCGTGCCAGCAATCGCGTATCCCAGTGGACGACGACGGATTGAACCATAGCGCGGCACGATGTAGGGCACCAGAACTCCACCGATTCCAGCAACCGTGTTCGGAGTACGAATCAGGTTCTGGTCGTCAAGAATACCGTCCTCTTCAACAAGAGTATTGGGCATGATGAGCTTGATCTGTGCAGTAATAGCATCCTCATAGGGAACGATCTGTAGTCCGTCTACCATCGTTATGCCCTCCCAGTAATGAGCATAGCCATTTCGTGAAGAATCTTTGGCCCCAGTGTAAGCATCTTGTCGCGTGCGGTCGTTGCAGCGTCTCGCAAGGCGTACATAGGCTCAACAGAGTTACCGCCTACGTGCCTGAATCCACGCTCCTGAAAACCGAAGTAACTCAGGAATCCATTAACCCAACCGAATTCCCATGAGAAAACAAACGTACTAGTGTTGGGGTTTGGGCGGTGAGAGACGGCATCGTACATAGCGCTTGTCTCAATACGTCCTGCTCGTCCCTGAGAGCGAGAGTAGGAAGTACCACGACTGGCGATATACTGCTTCATTTCCTCTTCACCCGTCGCGCTGATCTGCTCTAGGTAGATATCAACCTTACGGATAACGGCAGGAACGGCGTGGAGACGACCCTCCCAGTCTTGGATAATCGCAGCGCGCGAGAAACGAGCACCCATTAGATGATCGTTCCAGTATCAGCCTCTGCCTCGAACTCACGAGTGAATGCTAGGTCGGCAGTGATGGCACTAGTAATTGTAAACTGGTACTTCAAGAGCTCGGGCACGTTCTTGCACGCGGTAATGCGGACCTGAAACCCTTCACGTACAGAGATAGTGGGATCAGCGTCGCTAGAAGTAAACCTAATCCTACGCATCTGCGTGACAGAACCCACGGGCATGAACGTATTGATAGCCTGACGGAAGACCTGAACCTGTCCCTTGCCGGACCACACCACAACGCCCTTGTTCGTGAACACGTTAGTAAACGGGTTGAAGTCAGTACCCAGTCCAATTGTCTCTGCGTTAGGATCAATGATACTAATGGTGCATGTTTGGAATCCCGTTAGCGCAGAACCCGCATGCTCAGTCCACCGAGGATGTACGCTACTACGCGCATTTAGCCCCATGTTCCACCGCCACCCCAAGGGTAGTATCCGATCTGCCTACGTGGGAATCCATGACGCCAGATCGGGAACCCGCCCGTCTCGCCTTCCATGATGCTGTTGTCTTCTGCCATAGCGTCGATGATGTCGAAGTAGTCGAGCGCGTCGAGTCCGAGCTCTGCTGTGGCACGGTCCAGCATTTCCCTGCCCATAGCAAGGAACTGTTTAGCAAGGGATGCACCGTCAGTCTTTGTCTCGTAGTTGGTGACAACCTTGAGAATTAGCGCTTCGCTCGTGCCGATAATAATCTTGGCAAGACCGGCAGCATAGAGCGTGCTGGAATGACCATCAAGGTAGAGGTCTTCTACATCCTGATCGGTAAAGAGGTACTCATCACTAGCCGCACCATAGATAGCATCCTTGTCGGGAATGAGATTACGCACCCTACGGATGATACTCGCATCAAGACTCACTATGAACTCCTTTTGTAGCGGATGATGGCGGAGTCAGCGCCTCGACGCCACCACCCGCTTCTGGCCTACGGGATAAGGGAGGAAGCCCGTCTGCTAGTCCAATACTACCAGCAAAAGAGAAAACCCCTGAGCCCAATAGGCTCAGGGGTTTTCTCAGGGGATAGAACTTAAGAGGCGTTGATTGCGCCGGTTCCAGCCGAGTAGAAGATTGGGTACTTGTTAACTACACCAGCACCACCAACCTGACGAACGCGCATGTCGAAGACATCCGTGTCGAAGGAGCCCGACGTGAACGGCAGGGCCGAACCGTTAGGAGTGTAGCCCGCAAGGCCGCTGACGCGAACCTCAGGAGCCTCTTCACCAGCAAGGAAGGCCGTAACAACAGCGGTTTCAGCAACTCCACCCGTACCGTGCAGTGGCGAAAGAATCCACGCGGTAGTGTTACCCGTGTAGTAAGCCATGAAGCGGTTTGGAACGATGGTGATGTTACCAAGGTTGTAGTTGCTCTGAGTCTCCGTGTAGTTGTTCAGACCGGAGCCTGTAGAAACACGAGACACGAGGCTGGACTGCTTGAGAATCCACTGCGCCGTAGGCACCATCGAAGGATCAATAGAGAGAGCAAGCTGATCGAAGGTAACGTAGTTACCGTAGGTGTCCTTGGTCAGAGAAAGCTGAAGCTGAGCCGTGATCAGGGCGGCGTAAGACAAAGCCGACTCTGCACTGATCGAAGGAAGGCCGTTAGCTGTAGCGGCAGCCGCAAGGTGAGTGTTGGCCTGAGCAGCTACAACGAGAGCGCGAGTAGCGTTATCATCGAGCGTGTTCTGGGCCGACTTCGCCATAAGCGATGGGATACGACGAACCGTGTTGTATGGATCGTTTACGAATGCTTCCCATGTGAAGCCGATCTGAGCACCGTACTTCTTAACACTGAATCCACTGATCAGGTTCTGTGTTAGGTTGAAGCTCTGGTACTTCTCGCCTTCAGCTACTTCCGGAAGAGTACCGCCATAGATACCGGCGTTACCACGCACGGTGCCCTTGTTAGCAGCCTTCTCGGTAGAAACTGTATCGACGTAGAAGCTCAGCCAAGAGATTGTACGGAAGTCCTGAACGATGCTACGCTCAGAAATCTGCGGCCAGATCGCGGTAGCGAAGCTGTCAGCATAGTTCTTCTGAAGGTAGACGTTAGTCAGGTTAGCAAACGCGAAGACGCCATCTGTGGTACCAAGACGCTCAAGGAGGATTTCCTTCTTGATGCGCTCACCAGCAATGGTCGCCTCAACGAGGGAGGCAATTTCCTTAAGAGCAGCGGGATGCGCGTTCTCATAAATATTACGGGGCATTGTCTTAGCTCGCAATCGCGTTGGAAATGCGGACACCCATGACGGTAGCAGCATTGACGGGACCGGGCTCATCGGCGTAGCCGTAGAGCGTGTTACCAGCAGAAACGTTGGTTAGCAGGTTACCGGATGTGATGTAGATCGGGTCGTTCTCCTTGAGAGCGGTTGTCACGACGTTGACCGCCGCAACAATAACACCGTCGAGAGCGAGCATTGCACGACCAACAGGAACGCCAACGCCACCCGAGTACTGGTTAGTAGCAAGGCCAGCAGCGATCTGCCACGCCGTACCAGAAACGGCAGCACCGGTTCCCCAGAGATTTACAGCATTGACTCCACGGTCATGTACCGGGTCGTTCGCCTTACCACCAGCAGTACCGGCAGCAGGGATAGCGTCCGAGCTAATGACTGTGTTCTTAAATGGGATACGCCACTTTGACATGGGTTACCATCCCTTCACAGTTGTTGGTTCGTTATTAGCAGCCGGAGCTCCGAGCCTGTAGTTCTCACTTAGCGGGTCGATGCGTGACGCTGCGGCCTGAGCCTCAGCGAGCACTTCCTCGCGAATAGCAAGAGCAGATTCGATAGCAGGCTGAACGTTGTAGTCGCCAGCAGCGATTGCCGAGTGGAGAGATTCCTTGATCTTCTCAGGGAGCTCTGCGTCATTCACTGCGCGAGTAGCCGCAACTGCGGACTCAACGGCTGAGGAAGCGTCCACCTTGGAGGCGTCAACTTCGGCCTCGTGTGTCACCAAGGACTCACGTGCAGTAGTTAGCTCGGAAATTGCGCTCTGGACAACCGAGATAAGGCTTTTGACCTCGTCCTCAAGTGCCATGTTTTCGTTTCCTTCTTTTATTGACTGACGTGATTCGTCAGAGATATCGAGTGCCGACTCTAGGAGTGACTCTGCGAAGTGTCCACCGCGACCGGCGTACGAGACCAAGTCTACAGTATTCTGGATATTGGGGAGAAGGCGCTCGACCATGAAAACCTTTTGGCCGTCTACCTCTTCTTCAAGACCCTCGCCCTCAGCGTAAATGCTCAACCCGGTATAGGGAGCAACCTCTTCTACGAAGTCCTTATAATGCTTCATCGGCTTGAACCGTGAAACCAGACCAGTACCCTCTTCGTAATGAGCCGCTTCGGTATAGATACCAAGGAGCTTCTCTACAGAACGACCGGGAGCCGCCTCGGTAGGGTGGTCAACGTAGGAGTGAGTCCCCGCTGGGAACGCCTGAGGACCAGACTCGCGCAGCATGCTCTCAGAATAGAAGCCGCTGGTACCATTACCGGGTGAGATAAGCACTACATTGTAGGTGCCGTCCCCGTTGGGCTTGAGTCCACCGGCATGTGACTCATTAAGAAGCTTCTGCGTCATGATATTCCAAGCATACTATACTACTCGTTACGGGGCTGCGCCGCCCGTTCCGCGAAGATCATTGACGCCATAGCTAGGCTTCTTGGTAGCGGGAGTCTGCTTAGTACCGACACCCTGCCGAGCAGGGCTAGCTCCACCGGGAGAAGGTGCTGGCGCGTTCGGATCGACAGCAGGATCAATGGCCTTAAGCTGCCACGAAGCCGCATTATTAGGCAGCAAATAGCCCTCGGGTACGCTGTCGTGCTGAAGAGTAAGATGCGCAAGATCAGCAAGAGCCTCGCGGTACTCGTCAGGCCAGAAGGCACCAGTAGCAATAGCCTCGGTCATGGTCTGCATTTCGCGGTAGTCCGCATCGGGGTTCATCTTCTCCCAAACGATCTTGGGGTCCTTGATGCCGATGAGGCGCAAGCAGCGCTCTAGGAAGCGCCCGTTCTGGCGCTGGCGTGCAAGCAACGTACGCGTGGAGGGGTCGGTCAAAGTGTTCGCCGTAGCGTATGCTCCACCAGTTCCGGGGTCAGAGAGCAGGATGATAACAGAAAGGCCCAACGAGCTCGCAACCTGAGCAGCAAGAGGGCGTCCCGTATTCAAGTCAACAGCATTGGCACGCGGAAGGGACTGCATTTCCATATCAGTTACAGCAGTACCAGCAACACCAGCGGTGGACTTGATACGCTCACCAGCAGCATCCGCACCAGTCTTAGTCTTCGGGGTTAGCTTCCACGCGAACTCGGCAAGAGCAGCAAGAACCTTCGAGCCATCCTTGAGGTATGCGCTGTACGCCAATGCCCACGGTGCGGCAGTGAATGAGTCTGGGATGCCCCAAATGTGTCCAGCGTGTACGTTAACCAAGTCGTCAACGATAACAATATCCTTCTCCACTGGATCGTCAATAATCTTCGTGACCTTCGGAGCATATGTAGCATCAGCCGTGTCAGTGCGGTACCAGACGCGCTCGTTCTCAGAGTCGAGCATCCCCGTGCGGGGGTTGAGAACCTGCGTGGTCCATGTGCGCTGATAGAACCACTTGATCGCCGGGTTATCGGGATCGGTGATTACGCGAGTGATCTGCCAGAGGGGAATCTGTTGGAAGACATTTGTTTTCTTGTCGTAGAGCAGGAACACACCAGCATCGGTGTATCGGTTCCGCTCCATATTCTTGAGGGCTTCCTCACTAAAAACAGTATTCTGGTTAATATCCTTGTCGATGATCGTCTGGATACGCTGACTGATCTTTGTCGTAGCTCCGGTCGTTTCAATCTCGTAGCCACCGCCAAACATATAATCACAGCGGATATCCCAACCACGGAACAAGAGCGGATTGGTGTCAGTCCATTCCCTAAGCTGACGGGCAACTTCCTTAAGCTGCTCAATGTCGAAACCTTCAGTGACTTCAAGCCCCGAGTACAGGTTCCAGCCAACATTATCCATCGCGAGCATGGCACGAACAGCATCCCCATACTGTTCTTTAACCATATCTAGCTCGTTTTCAACGATAGCTAGACGGTTTTCGGCCTCTTCTGAGACGTTTTTGTAGTAGTATTCACCCATTTGACCAGTTTATCCTACCAACTGTAATCGTGGGTGTACCAACCGCTCGTGAGTATCTGATCATAGGGCTGCGTGACAATAGTACCGGGGTCCATGCCAGCAAATGGTGAGTTAATAAGGTCGTCCAACTCACACGAGGCATACCACGCAGCGTCGGCAGCGTCCGGAGACTTGACGCCACGCTTCTTCATGGAGTCCTTAGACTCAATCAGCATTCCACCACTCGTGATACTGAATTCGTACTGAATTCCACCGAGCTCATCGATCAGTTCCTCATCGGTTCCATCGATATCAATGAGTCCTTGGAAGCAACGGCGACGCAGTTCACTGTAATGATACGCGCGCTTGTTGTGGTACGCACGACGGTCAGGAGAAGAAGCCGATCCGTAGATTTCTACGATCAGGTATCGTCCTCGGCACAGAACATACAGCGGGTCAATGACACCGGAACCCATACCAGAGGCGTCGATCCGAACCTCTTTAGCACCGAGAGCGAGGGCATATTCGTGGATACGTTCTGTCGTTCCTTGGATAGTTCGTTCGAGCCCATCCTTGAACTCCGAGCGCGACACGAATGGGGCACCCTTCCAAGAGTCAACATATCGCAGACGACCACCGCGTAGAGGTTCAAGAGTTTCCTCACTTAATAGATCAGTGCCAAGTGGCTCATTGGTCACAGGGTCGGTTGCTTGTACGGTTCCACGTTCGTAACTGTAGACAAAGGTCGAGTCGTTACCGAGCCGCGCAATATCGACGCCGAGCACGAGATACGGGTTCTCCAAATCTGGGAATACCAAGGCATTGCGTGCCTGAGCCAAGTCATATTCGCTGAACAGTGTATTGCCCGCATCGTATGCGAACTCACCCAGCACGCGAGACACAAACCGTGCCGAATCTTCGCCGTATTCTTTCTTCTTGTTTTCAACGTACTCTTCGTCCGTTAGTTTATCAAGAGCGTCTTGTGGCATGCCGAGGCCAAGAGGCTCGTAGAAGTGGCATGTGCAGCGACGATCACCGTGGAAGTTAGGCGAGTCCATAACACTGATCGTGTGCAGACTCCATGCGCCAGTGTCTTCCCGGAAAATCTTTCCGAAGTGGGACAATGGATTCGTGGGGTTACCAATCAGTACACGGCGAGAATTGTTGTTCGTCGTGATGTTGTCAAGACCTTCGATCATGGACTCGCTCAACCCACACGCCTCATCACCAATGGCGAGAACATAGCCATCGTGGAAACCCTGAAAGGCATCGTCTGCCTTGTTGTCCGGTGGCTTACGACCCTGAGCAACGAGGTTGCCAACGTCATCTTTCCACTGGTTCTGCTGAGTAATGTATCCGGGGAGTGGTCGGTCGGGTAATCCCTTTGTGTCCAAACCGAGCTTGGTCTTCTTGAGGTACTCCTTGTAGAGTGCGTGCGAAAGCTGATGAACCCTACGAATTTCTCGCCAGAGAATACCAGAAACCTGATCGGCACTGGGGGCCGTAGTCGCTGCGAACACCTTGTTAATGGGGCGAGTATCAATCCACCAGCACACCATGATGGACGCCCAGAACGACTTGCCAACACCGTGCCCAGCCTTGACCGCAACGTTCGCATTGCCAACCACCGCATAGGAAATCTCTTCCTGCTTCCAGTAGAAGGTAATGCCAAGGCGATCTTTCGCCCAGAGAACCGGGTCGTTGAAGTAGCGAGCGTTGAGTTCCTCTAGCTCAAGCTGCTCCAGATAGCCGTCGATAACTCCCGGTAGGTTGCTAATGTCCTTATCCGTCACTGGACACCGACTCTTCTAGCCTCTTCTTGGCAGCGAGCATTCCGGCTTTCTTAGCGGCACGAATCTCATCGTCCGTAATATCGGGGTGATTCTCCATCAGGAGTTCAATACCGACATCCCACGCATGATCGAAAGACTGCCCATAGATGCGAGACTGCGCTCGGGTAATCTCGTTGATGTCAATCTCGATAGCTTTACGCATCGCATCGAAGCGCTCACCAATAGTCTTCATGCCACGCACGACGGCGTTCAGAATAGGAGCGTAATCTTCGTCACTCGCATGAGGGAGACGCTTGCGCGCGTCGCGGAGAACTTCCTGCATCTGGTGGATAAGGACAAGTTCCTTTTGGCGTAGAGTCAGCCAGCCATCACTATCGTCTAGGAAGTCAATGAGGCGACGAGCAACCTCGATAGGAGCGAAGCCGGTTTTCTTGGAAATCTCATTCGGGCTATAGTCTGCCCAGTCGAGCAGCATCTGAATACTGATGCTCGGCTTCTCAATCGGTTCTAGCTCTGTCCCTGTCATACTGACAAGTCTATACCCTAGATAACGGTGAGGTTACCGGCCTTCTCGACGGGCGTATCAGAACCGTCAACCCACTTGGCGTAGATAGAATAAACACCCGGCACGAGGGTAGGAAGCTGGCGGAATCCCACGTCTGGTCCTTGAGTAACCACAGCGGTCCATGCGGAGTCTGGAATAGCGTCAGGACGAATGGTCGAAGCGACAACAGCATACTGCTGGGCGACGGCAGCTACACCATTCTTGAAGGCGCGGATGGCAACGAAACGATTGGCTTCACGCTGTAGTGTTACATCCTTCATGACAGTGCCTCAATCGTGCTCGTGTAGTTATCGATGTGCAAGTCAGCGACATCCTTATTCAAGTATAGCGTAGCAGTTGTATCGGCAATGTAGAGCGACGCACCAGTCTTAATCGCACCCTGCAACGGTCCCATAGTGATAGTTGGAACACCTAGCAGCCCTGCTGAAGCAATTCCATCAGGGGAGCTCGTGAGTGTTGTCGCTACGGTTGGTACGCCGAACGCTTCTACTGAACTTGTGCCATTTGGTGTGACGATAAGCAGGAAGGTCACCGTTGGCGTGCCCATTGCCCCACCGGACGCAATACCACTTGGGGATACAGTGAGCGCCCCGGTTACGGTAGGAGTACCAAATGCTTCGGCACCAGTAATCCCACCCGGAGAAACGGTGAGAGCGCCACTGACTACCGGAGTACCAAACGCCTCAGCGCTGGCAATGCCCGTGGGGGAAGTGGCTAGGGCACCGCTGATAACGAGAGTACCAAACGCAGCAGCAGACGCAATGCCAGTCGGCGTGACGATACCAGCAGTAACAATGGTTGGAACACCAAACGTCTCACCGCTAGCGATTCCACTAGGGGAAACGGTTAGAACACCCAGCGTGACTACGGGAGTTCCGAACGCCTCACTACTAGCAATACCGGTTGGCGAGCTCGTAAGAGTAGCCGTAACAACGGGAACGCCGAACGCGCCACCTGTTGCAATGCCAGTAGGAGATACCGTCAACGTCAGGGTAACGGTAGTGCTACCAAAGGTTTCAGAGCTAGAAATGCCGGTCGGAGATACTGTGAGTAGCTGTGATACTACCGTCGTGCCGAATGCACCAGCGCTAGCGATTCCAGTGGGAGATACGGTAAGCAGATTGGTTACTGTGGGTACACCGGAAGCTTCAGCAGATGCAATACCAGTTGGAGACGCAGTGAGTGGCGTACTAATTACAGCAGTACCGAACGATTCAGAAGAAGCAATGCCCGTAGGTGAGACGGTAAGCGCTCCGCTAACAACGGTAGTTCCAAACGCCTCAGCGCTGGCAATACCAGTAGGGACTACCGGTCCACCAGCCATCGTGATAGCGGGAGTACCAAACGTCTCTGCTGTGGCGATACCCGTAGGAGATACAGTGAGAGCACCACTTACGGCGACTGTACCAAACGCCTCAGCGCTGGCAATGCCCGTGGGGGAAGTGGCTAGGGCACCGCTGACGGCTGGATTACCAAAGGCGTCAATAGCAAGGCTCAGTGCCAGCATACCTCGGAAGAAGCCGAGAGAAGAAGCACCAATGCCCGATGGGGATGCAGTAGTAGAAGCCGCTGCCGGTGCATTAAGCGCCCACGTCAGAGTCTCTTTAGACCCACCGCCCGAGTAGGTAAGGTTTCCTGTTGGCGTGAACGAGGTAACAGCAGACTGGTCACCAAATCCGAGAGAGTAACCGTAACCATCTGTCGAAGAGAATACTACAGAAGTATCCGTGAGCTCGGTAGGAGTTGGAGTACCGCTCCATGTTACGCCAGTGTAAGTAACACCGGTAGGCAGAACAATACCTACAGCGCCGAACAAAACGTTAGTACCCGTTAGTGCCGTGATTGCAGGGTTGGCTGCGGCTACCGCAACCGCCGTCGCTGTTGACGCCTTGACAAATGTAGTACCGGCTGGGTACTCGAAAATCTCAAATACCAATGGATAGTTAGAGCCATTGGCTGTCGTCGTGAAGGTATCAGAACCGGCAGCAGTTCGATACCAGATATAGAGTCCACCGATATTGATGGCAGAACCGTTAGTCGGTAGCGTCCAGCCCGCGGGTGTAGTAGAAGTTACAGCGCCGTATGCAACAACGAAGAGAAAGCGTCCGGCAGTAGGGACAAAGTTAGCACCGGAGACAACAACGCCACCGTTAGGGTCTACTGTATGACTTGTTGAAGCGTTGCGGGGTGCCGCAATTACTACCCTATTGAGGTACTGAGCCACGGTCCACCGCCTTACGGATTAGGAAACTAGCATTAGTCTACGAGACTAAGGTAGGTACTCTTCCCAGGCGCAGTTGACGGTCCACGAGTCTGTAGTCGCGTTGGCGGATGCGTTTGTGTAGTCGAGAAATACTACCAAGCCCTCTAGAGCTCGTAGAGTAATTGTCTCCAAGGAATCTGTAAGGAATGCAACCTGATTAGATGCAACCTGACCCACGGCGGTGACGAGTAGAGGGGCAAAGGCTTCTGCCACAATCGTTCCGGCAGGCAGTGTAGCGGTTAGAGTTGTACCCGATCCAGTACCGTCAGCGCTAGCATCTCCCAGCACGGTGACAGAGGATGAGGTTGCCGTTCCACCGGTATCGTCAGCCACCTTAGTCAGTGCGGTGCCGTTAGTTGGTAGGACGGTTACTTTCCAGAGTCGGATGATGGGGGGGATAACAGTAACTGCGGTAACGACCGTTTGACTGTGACCGACAATAAGCTTATGAATATCAACAGCAATGGTTGAACCTGTCGCGTTGTGAATTGAGAAAATCTTCTGACCTGCTGTTCCAGCGCGACCCGGAGTGCGAAACGTTGAAACGTGCCCAGAGTATCCACCCTTGTTATCCGAGATAACTACTTGGCGGTGATCACCATTGGGCGCGGTGATCGTATCAATATTTGCTCCGCTACCGGGGGTGACGGCTACGCTACTATCAGCCATACTGTTCCTTTAGCTAGAGTGCTGCACCTGTTGTGTAGTCGACGTTGCCCGAGATAACGTTACCCGTTCCGGCAGGAGGCTCGTAAGCGATCCAGCCCCAGTAACCATACTTAGGGTAGAACTTCTTGGAGAACTTGTTGTTGATAACCCGCGTGTTGGTAACCGGACCATTGTTGCCACCGGGACCATAGATGCAGTATCCGGCACCCGCGAGAAGGTTGTCTTCAACGAGCACGTTGTTGAACGTTCCGGTGACACCGCCCCAGCGAGTAATCGTGACACACGAGGTCTGCCCAGCATTAACTTCGACCGTGTTGTGCTTTACGGTCATGTTGCTGTTGCCCTCGAAATCGATGCCATCGTTGTGCGTGCTAGAGCTCACGTAGAGATTATGCACGTAGTTGTCGAATGCTCCGGAATTGTCAGACCCTCGGATTCCATCGGGAGAGCCAGAAACATCACAGTTCCTGATGTTAGCATTCGATACTTCAACTGAGCACTGAGAGCTAGGTCCTGTAGTAAACGTACAGTTCGTAACGAGTCCCGGAGCTCCTGCTCGTCCAGTGATTCGGAGAGGCCAGTATGTCGTAGATGTGAACTTACAGTTGCGAATAATAACGTTCGCACCAGAAACAACCAAGTCTCCATTACCGAATACAAGGTTCTCTAGTATTACGTTATCGCCCGTAACATTCCATGGTCCAGTGTAGAGAGCCTGTGTACCGCGAGCACCCGTGTTGGTGGCGTCAGGGTAGCCCGTAGAAGGTGTGGGCGTAGGAGTTGGGGTTGGAGTAGGAGTGGGCGTTGGTGCTGGGTCCGGAACTGGTGTAGGGTCTGGTACCGGCGTAGGTGTAGGAACCGGGTCTGGTACTGGGACCGGAGTGGGTACGGGCTTTGCCAGCGCGTCTACCTTAACAATCAATGCATCTGTTCGAGCCGTCTGGGTGGCTAGATTAGTCTTGAGTACATCGATCTGAGACTGGAGGGCGGCGCGCGCAGCAACGAGCTCCGCAGCGGTAACAAGGTTGAAGATAGCCAAGAGTTTACTCCTAAAGCTTGAAGATTTTGTTTGCGCCGTTATCCCATGCGACTGTTACGTCGCCGCCGTTTGGCACGATGGGTAGATTGGTGCCCGTGTCGATCCACGCAATGAGCCTCTGTGCAGTTGCCGCAACGTCAGCACCACCAGTGACAGCAGATGCCTGAAAGATCAAAAGCGAATGGTTAGAGGCGTTTGATGTAACGGCCGTGTATGTCTTATCCGCTGCGTCTGCAACGCCGCTGGTCGCTGTTTGAGAAGCGAGAGCAGATGAAGTTACATGCAAGACGCCGGAGGCGGTAGTCACGTCAGACACAAACTTATGAGCGGCTGAGAAGGTATATGCGCGTACAAGCGCTACCTTAATAACCGCAGTTCCGTCCCATCGGATTGTCCCGTCAAGGAATCCTTCGCGACCCGGATCGAATAGTGCGTTGGTCATGTTTCTCCTAGGGTAGTCTCTACGAGTTTAACATTGTGCGGGCAAAGAAAAAGCCCCACTAATCCGTGAGGACAGTGGGGAGCAATGGTTGCTAGGGTCGGATTCGAACCGACAGCCGTCGCCTTGCAAAAGCGCTGCTCTACCATTGGAGCTACAAACCCATGTATTCAGTTATAAAGGCTGGCTATGCTGGACTCGAACCAACAACCGTGATGTTAACAGCATCCTGCTCTGCCATTGGAGCTAATAGCCAATACGAGCCCTATGCGGATTCTGCCACCGCGACAACTGTTTGGAAGACAGTCATGTTACTTCTACACTAATAAGGCAATATTCAATTGTAACAGTAGATCCGTCGAGACTCGAACCCCAGACCTTGCGGTCCATACTGGTTAGCACCCAGTTCCGATCCCTGATCGGTTTGCAATCCTTGTGCGGATGATGAGAGGGTCGAACTCCCACGCGTTTCCGCAGGCTGTTTTCTAAACAGTTGCCGCCGCCACCTATCGGCTGGATCATCCGTAGTTCCCCAGAGGATTGAACTCTGCCCGTCTTCCGTGTAGAGGAAAACTGCGGCCCAGCGCGAGAACCAAGTCGCTACGTTTTTAACGTGGAGTAGCGAGCGAGCCACGGGGTTACCCGTCAAGTAGGTAACTACTATAATAGCACACCAAACAGCGCGTGTCAAGTGGGCTGTGCAGGAGTCGAACCCGCGTTCACGGGGTAAAAGCCCGCTAGCTTACCATCAGCTTCACAACCCAATTACGGCCTAAATACAGCGAACAGCACGGCACCAATAACACTGATAAACGAGAGTCCTACGCCAGCAACCGCTACGGCGACACCAATCCACATCCCACGGCTACCCGACTGTGAAGTGGATTCGACAATCTGAGTCTTCGATCCCACACCCTCGTACTGCACGCGGCGCAAATCCGCAATATCCTTCTGTACCGGCTCTAGTGCTGCTGACAGAGCAATGGTCTGTGCTGATGCTGTCGCCGCTACCTGAGTCCTTAGTGCTTCAGCAGAAACGACGACCTGATTCGCAAGTGCCGTTGCCTTCACGTCCGCTACTTCAGCCGCGCGCTGAACGGCAGCTACATCAACTGCACGAATAGCATTGATGCGCTCCGCTTCCTTCTCCCGTAGCTCCTTCTCATGAGCCATGTTGACATTGCTGATCATGAGAAGATAGCGCTCGGACTGCTCTCGAAGATCGTCCTGACGACGGATTGCGGCATTAACAAGATCGAGAACGTTGGCAGTGGGGTCCTTTACCGGGATACTGCTCTCATCCATAATGCTCCTTACGATGGAGCGATGTGGGAGATTCGAACTCCCGGCGTTCAGTTTAGGGGACTTCTGCCAATCCGTTACACCGCTAGTTATTTAGTAGCAGCGTCCGCAAGAACCTTACGAACTGCGAGCTCTGCCGCATCACTAACCTGCTGCGCAGTTAGCTCCGTGCCGCCAGAAGCAGCAATAGCAGCGGTGATACCCGGTAGAAGCGCATCTGCGATAGCCTTAGGGTCACTAGTGGCACTAGCTGAAACCTTTGCATAAGCTGCTCCACGAGCGTTAGCCGCGTTGACGATAGTCGTAAGCTGGTCACCAGTCAGGTTCTTAGAAATTGGAGCACCCCACGCTGCCATATTTGTGAGGTAGTTAAAGTCAGTGACACTGGTCCACACGATTGCGAACGTCTCACCGATGGTGACGATGGTTCCGTTGTTGTTCCAGTTCTGGGGCATATCAAAATCCGTTTCCTGTGTTGGTGTTGGTGCTGCTGTTCCTGAAGCGATCTGATTGGCTCGATTTACGATCCAGTCCATATTCAATCCACCGGGGCAAGCGGTTGAATAACCCACTCCATACCTAGAGTATACCTCACGGTGCCCGAGAATGTTCGTACGATTAATGGCAATCCCGTAGCGCTGGCAAATATCAGCCACAACCTTTGCTGTAGCCTCATGAGCGGCGGAAGAAACGGGCCACGAGCCTCCAAGTGCTTCGTTCTCGATTTCAAATGTAATACTCTTCGAATCAAAAGCCGCATTAGCTAGTGACCACGAACGTAGGTCCTCATCAACAGCACCGATAATCTGACCCTCATTACCAATGGCATAGTTTGCCGAGCCCTGTCGAGTCGCGTTAATCCACATACTCAGCACGCCATCAAGAGACGTACTCGCCATGTGATGAAGGACGATAGTCGTTACCTTCGTGCCATTGCGGCTACTCTTGTAGGGTGTATTGATCGTGCGCTGTGTGTACTTACTGAATCCCATGATGCTTCCATTCTAACAGAGGTAGCTGTCGGAATCGAACCGACTTATATGACGTTTGCAGCGCCACGCTTCACCAATCGGCCAAGCCACCGAGATTGGTGAGATATACAACCGGCGACAGGTCATTTTACGCGGTCTTAGCCGTACCGCAACTCCGAGCCCTCTTCGGGATTCGAACCCGAACTCTTTTGCTTCGTAGGCACTTGCAGTATCCGTTGTGCTAAGAGGGCGTACTCCCTGAGAGAATTGAACTCTCGATCTTTCCTTGAGGGGGAAACGTGTTGCCTCTACACCAAGGGAGCTAAGCGCGTCTATGGGGAATTGAACCCCAACTACTTCCGTGACAGGGAAGCGTGTTTACCTTTACACTATAAACGCTTACGTACGCTATGACAGAGTTGAACTGTCCTCACCGCCTTATCAGAGCGGGGTAATCTACCGATATACTAATAGCGAGTGCCTTTGGCGAGATTCGAACTCGCACTATACGGGTTTTGAAGCCGTTCCTCTGCCGATTGGGGTACAAAGGCGTACGTGGCTAGTCGCGGTACCGCCCCGCGTTCTCTAGGGTTTCAAGCTAGGGTTTTACTTTTAGACTAACAAGCCAAGGTGCAACTATTTTTGGCGACGGGTCCATACATTCAGCGGGAGAGCCGGATTGCCTATTATGCTCAAGGGGTAGTTGCGCCCTGCGTGCCTCGTCAATGAATCGAACATTGCTACCCAATGGGGAGGATTTTACAGACCCCCTTGCGTCCCAGCGCCCAAGGCAAACCCCGAACTAAGCCTTTCACCTTTCGGTGGGGTTCGGGTACTTCTATTAAGTTACCAAGTGTGGTAGGTGGGGAACGATCCCACAAAGCTCAGGTTCACAACCCGGCACAATTGCCATTCTGTCACAACCACCGTGGCTCCCGAGAGATTCGAACTCTCACTGGACGGTTTCTAAAACCGTTTTCTCTACCGTTGGAATAGAGAGCCAAATGCTGCGGAGGGATAGGTCATGGGAGTTTGTGCTCCTACTACCCCTCCACAGTCAGTCCAGTAGGATTTGAACCTACGTTCTCTCGCTTCCAAGGCGAGCGGATTCCCAAACTTTCCCATAGACTGTTATTTTTGCCCCCCGCGTAAACCGTTTCCGATCTAGTTGGGGGGCGATGAGACTATACTAGCACGCTGGCAAGCAGCATGTCAAGCTCATCTTCAAGTGATAGTGGGTTATCAACCTGTGGCTCGCTGGTCGTAGGCGCGAGTCCCTCTTGAGTTGCTTGACTATCTTATTACAACTCCAGTCGGGATGCAAGCCTTACTCGAACAGCTTTGGATCATCTACGGTCTTCTCTTCCTTGACCTTGAGCAGTCCATACCACCACTGCGTCAGGGAGTTATTAGAGACACTCAGATCATCAATGGAGTCCTGAAGCTCATCATCTTCACTCATGATGTCACGGTTGACCATAATAAGCTGCGTCATAGCCATTACGGAAGCATTGCTCATCATGATCAGTTCGGCGAGCTCAAGATTGGTTGGCTGGCGCATGTTGTTCTCATCGATGAGGATGATCTTTCCGTCGAAGTCGGGCTTCCCCTTCTCTGCCTCGGTCATGGTGTTGCTCCGTCGATGAGTTTTTGTAGAAAGGGTGGGCGATTTGGGATGTATGTCACGTCCCCCGTCCAAACTAGGTAGCTCGCATCACCTGCTTTTTGGATATTGTTCAGGAAGGCTACAATCTCGTTGATCTTCTGTGTCTGTGCAACGGGACCGGGTAGCGGAGGTAGTGGCTCAATTGGCATCTTTTATCCCCAATTCTGTTGTTAGAGGGTAGGTGAAGAGACTATATGCCATGCCACCCACTGGACCCCTAGCTTTCACCACTAGCATTCGGTCCGCAGCGGTAACGCTTATTACGTGTGGAATATCAAGACCTAGGCCCTGAACAATCTCGTCAAGCTTATCAAGAATCGTTGGCATCTTTAGCCTTCTTCTGTAGTCCGTTAATCAGTTCGGTAATATGGGGAAAGTGGAACGGCTGATTAGGATTGTTATCCTCTGGTACATCCTCAGCAAGGAAGCGCACTTCAGGATCAATAATCTCCACGTCTAGTTCCTCTATCTCGAATTCCTGCGTGTAGGCAGCGACCATGATCTTAGCGGCAACCTCGTTCTCAGTATCGCCCTGTACCACGGCGTTCACCTTATAGCGATTCATTAAGCTGCTCCCGAATATATTCAAAAGCGTCCACGACCTGAGTATAAACCCTAGCTGTTAATTCCTCATTCTCATCGTCATTGTCAGTATTTTCCATGACATACTCAGCTACATCAAGGTACTCAGGGTCCCTATTAAGGTACTCAATAAAGAACCCCTGTGCTAGATCATCTGCTAGTTTCATCGGTTCGCCTTTTTCTTATAGTTTGTAAATGTACTTGGATAAACTTCAACCACTTCGTAACCTAATTTCGAAAGACGCTCTGCGCGCACGTAACCCAAACCTTGCGCACTAGTAAGAACATAACCATTCGCCAGATAATCTAAAAGTATGTTCAAGTCCTCTTTTGCCTTACCCACGGTTTGCCTTCCTGCTCGCCTTAGCTACTTTATTCTTTTTACGTCGGGCAGCCCTGACCTTCTCCGTGACCGTTCCTTGATAGGAGTGCTTCACTCGTGCCGCCGTTAAGATGGACCATGACAGCCAACGCTTTTCGCTCTCAGTCTGGACCCTACCGGGGATATGGAAATCTCCACCTTCTCTAGGCTCGTGATTCATCAGACATCCACCCCACTAAGCTGTAGGAGCGCTTCTCGCTTCTCAATTTCACGCCAGAGGGTACTCACCCGTGCCTTATCGTTCGACCGCGTACGGTACAAGCTAGCGAGCTCTCCGTGGAGTTGCTTCGCCTCCCACAGGATGTTGATCAAGTACTGATCGTTATCCCTAAATGTTTCGTCTTCCATTAGTCACTCCCATTAGCTTGCTCTACCGGGTCTGGTAGATTGACTTTCTCAACACGAGCATACGGTACTCCCCGCCATACGACAAGACTTCCATCCCCACTGGCGTAAGTATCTGGTCCCAAAACTAGAAAAGTAAACTTTCCGTCTTCGTCCTTGGCTTCATAAGGGTAGATAACGTGAGCTTCATCACGTTTGGCTTCTGCCTTAAGCTCATAGTTGGGCTTGTTAATATCGCCTACGCAACTCATAGCCAACCCCTATACTCTGCATAAATACGCTGTGCATCTTCAACCTGTTTGCGTGATGCACCATGATCAATAGAGACAAGACGACCATCAAGGTACATCTTGCCTTCAAACTTAAAGCCGCCAGTGTGTTCCGTCTCTTCAACGGTACGTGTTAGTTTTTCACTCAACGGAACGAGACCTCCAAATAATATCTTCTGCTTGTTCCAGAATCTCATCAGCGTCAATCCTGATGGTACCCTGACCAACCATAATCCGACCAGTAGCCACGCCGAGTCGCCAAAGGATAGAATTGATCCACTCGTCTTGAGGCTGGTCAGCGAGCTTGGTGTTGTAAATATCCACTACTTGACCAACTGCTTCGCTTCAAAGAGGCGGTCGCCCCAAATAGCCGCGTCGGTGACCGGCACGACAGGAATAGACAACTCCATCGCCTTAATAGAGTCCTCCACCGCTTCCGGCAACGTATAGTCCGCTCCACGACCATCAACCATCACCACATCGGCAGTAAAGCTCTGTGCAATCTCCGCCACCATTGAGCACAAATCTGCACTGTTGATCCGCCCCGTGAAGATGAGCTCCAACCGCGAGCCACCATCATACGCGTGATCCACTGTGAGGATCGTCCTATTTGTCATGATCTACTCCATTCAGTTCCTGTGCCAACTTTATCATGTCGTTAGACCAACCGGTTGCAAAGTGTCGAATGAAAAACTCATCCTCTTCCTTGTAGTCAGTCGCTCCCACGTAACCAAACGCTGTCTTGAATATAGTGGCATCGCGATCACCGGGTTCGTGCACTACATAGTACTTACTCATCAATGGGCTCCCATGCTGTTACTGAACGGTGTTCGATACGGATAATCTGCTCATGTGGCGGCGGTACAAAATTCTCAGCTTCCGCAATGGTCAGGTAGGACTTAGAGCGCATTCTAACCCTCATGGTCGATGAGCCGTAAACGACGCTGTATTCATCGTGCAGAATCATGACGTGAACCTGTCGTCAAAGTCGGGGTGCTCGTCATAGAAGGTGAGCAATGTCAGTGCGTGCCATGCGACAGCCGCAAGATGATTCGAGCCTGTCTCTTCATCGAAGTCTTCCCCGCTCCAGAACTCAGTGGCATGACGCTGGAGTGCCGCGTAGGATTTAGACCATTCGTAACCTTTACGCCACTGGTTATCATCATACTTCTCAGCACCCCTTCCGTAATGCTCGGCAAGCTGTCTAAGAGCTCCTGTTGGAATGAGGTCGTAGCGGGCGGATTTAACACCCTTTTGTCCACCAGTACTTGAAGTAGTTCGTACCTCTTCAACCACTCCCGTGCTTCGTCCGTCTCCTGTTGAGGATGGTGTTCCTGAGCTCTTTTTTTCCAGTCCATCTATTTTTCTCTCCAAGATGTCTAACTTATCCTTAGCCGACAGAGTGTTATATGTAGTCGGATAACTCATATAGTCGATCTTTCCCATATAAGCCGCTGACCCCGTTTCCCACTGAATATTATTAATCGCTCCGGTGTAGCCACCAGTAGAGTAGTTCCTCATTGCCTGCTGACCAAAGGGCTTACCCAAAAGAAGAGGGTCACATGCGCGGCAAGGAAAATGGGTATCTGCTTTGGTGGGATGTCTTTGTGAATCCACAGCTAGAAACCTTGAGGTCAAGTAGTAGACAGGAACCCCGTAGTTCTTTGCCGTCCCGATTTCAGCATCGAGTCCCTTAGACTTCCAGTTCAAAGAGGGCATAGGGATCACTGCTACTGCATCAGCGTGGCGAACCTGCTCCAAATCCCACTTCATGGCAGCCTCTAGATCAAAGCCCGTCTCAGACATAGACTCCGATCCGTCCCACCGGAAGGGGTTAAAACCGCCCTCCATGTCGTGCTCAAGGGGGCTAACGACGTTATAACCGTACTCACGCAGGCGCGCAGCGTACTTCTCGAACGCTTCAGCGTTGAAGTGCTTAATACCCGTCATGGGACCGGCTAAGTATACTACCGGGTCTGGATATACACGTGCATTCACAGGGCTTCCTCTCCTAGTACTAATAACGTTACAGGCTCAGGGGACTATTGTCAAATTACGCGTTTTTCAGGAGTTTGATAGTGGTCTTGCGGGGTTCTCAGGAGTATTGGGTAGGTATGACATTAAACTCAGCTTCGCAAGGGGGATTTTAAAAAATTAGGGGCAAAGATCAGGGACTTTTTGTGGACATTTTGTCGCATACCTCCAGCCCACCCCACGAACAGGGGTAGACAGAACTTTCTGTTTTCTTTCCCCGATTTCGACAGTCGCGCCACCCCTCGACAGGCCACGCCACCACGTACACACACCACACGCACACGCGCGCACGATGCCATGACCACCCTGTCTACCGTACTACGCATATCACCCCTACACTGGGGGTACCACGCACCACGCACACACCACTATCACGCGTACACTGACACACATGAGCACATACACACGCACCACATATCCACCGACCGACGCGCCCACATACGCGCCACGCGTGGAGCACCACGACGACGCGCGCAGCGCAGCCAGTGCCAGCACATACGAGGCCATAGCCACTGAGCTAGAGGCGTCCACGTACCAGTGGGCAGACGACACCACGCACACCCCGCCGATGGATACGCCACCGACGACTACCACACCACGACCACGCACTGACCAACCTAGGAGCACACACATCATGAGCACATACACCATCACCGACATGACCACATCACGCACACTAGGCGAGGTCACAGCGACCACGGTTAGGGGTGCTCGTGTCAAGGCCGCGCGGGTCTTCAATACACGCTATGGGTGGGTTATGGCCTACCCCCAAACGGATGCAAGCGACATCGAAGCATCACGCGCTGAGTCCGATTGGCTACCCTCAGGCAACGTGACTCTGTTGCCATCCGGTGACGTGACATGGATCGGGGGTGAATGACATGCGCGCAATCGTTGCAATCCGTGACCTAGCCATAGCAGTGCTGGCAGTGACCGCCACCATATGGCTTGCACTCGGAATCATCCCCCGATAACCGAAACCCGCCCCCTGTTGAACTGGCAGGGGGCATTACTATGTCCGCTGGCACAGAATCGCCCCGTCAAGCGCTTATCAGGGTCAGGTTGGTAGTGGGATGCCAGATAGGGGGTCCAACGCGTTAGAACGCCGCACAGAGCCGCAATGAGTAGAACTCAACTTCTACCCCCGAAAAGGTCTTGTGCCCGTTTGGAATCCATGGCAGTCTGGGACTTGTTCAACCGGCACCGCTTCCACAGGGTGCCAACCGAGCTAACTATTGACATCACATCGATGTCATGCAATGATTAATTTCATTCCACCCCGTAAGGCATTCGGGACTCGCATGAGTCGCCCTGTCGGTCGCTTTGGAACATGCTTGATCCGTTACGCGTTCCGGTACTACTCGATCCCGGCGCGTTGTATTCCGGAGATACCTTCGTGTGTGAGATAAGGCACACGTAACTAGCTAGGATTGTCAGAATTTCCTGCTAGGAGGGCAAAAGTGAGGCGTGCAGCAATGAGCGTCTTCGACTAAGGCATAGGTTACGATTGCTTCCCTAAGCTAGAGAACCGTCAAATTTCTCTCTTTTAGGTGGCACGTAGTGACACTACCCTGAAAGGAAATGAGACCGCTATTTTTGTCTCTAATCGAGAGTTAGTTGTAATAAGGCAATGGAATCTAACCGCGAGTAAGCGGGTCCCCTGCGCATTAGGATAACTATGCATTCTCAACATTAGCGATAACTCTAAACTATTTCAACCATGAAAACTCTGTGCCAAAAGATAAAACTGGTAGCACATGACGCGATTATATTCTGATCTATAGGACTGGACCCCACTCTTGACGGGGAGGTTCGCGCTTATTCACTTTGTAAGCGTCACGTAAAACTTAGCTAGTAATGGGTGAAATCTCTCTAAATACATGCGCGCTCACACAAGCGCGGGTCATATGTAATCGGGCAGAAACTATGCCCTCTTATGGACGTTGCTTGTGTGGGTAGTAATGCTTCTAGCTTGGAATATATCTAAATATATCTAGCAGTGTCACTACTCAAAGAAAGGGTGCATTATGTACGGATCAACGCAACCCCGCGCACTCAAAGCGCGCCGCGTGGTCAACTACTCGACCGCGAACAAGGCCACAAACAAGGGAGTATATTCGAATCTGGAATATGTCTTCCATGGTGCCTCAAAACGTGCCCGTAAGGATTCGAGTACAGATCACGTACTCTCCGGAGCGGATGAGCTCATGTCTCTGCTCGATGGGCAAGAACTGATCGTGAAGCAAAACGTTATCGTGCGTGTTGCTTCCCTCAAGTTCGTTCCTCTCGTTCACGCCGTCCGGACCATCATCATGCAAGAGGTGCAGCGCAATGCGTAGAATCACGATCAATCTGGATCAACTCTTTCTCACTCTCATGCGAATCGCCATCACTGTATTCGCAATCACCGCCACCATTTGGCTTGCTCGCGCTCTGTAACACTCCCCCGCTCTAGCTTTCATATAGCTAGGGCGGGGTTCCAACGCGCCCAAAAATAATAGGAGATAACCATGTTCACTGTCATTACGTCGCACCGCGTTCTCCGCGTCAAGGCCAAATCGATCCAGCAACTCACACAAGCGTTACACGCCGCCCACATCGACTACCTCGCAATTGAAGAGGACTAATTAGCGAGCCCTGAAATTACGTCTGTAATTTTAGGGGTTTCAATTTGGACACTAATTCACAGGAGGACTAAAATGTCCCTAGCAACGAAAACCCGTAAGCCTGTCATTCAGACTAAGCGTGCCCTCAACAAGTATGCTCCCTATTGGGAGGACGATACGACCATGAATCCTACTCTGGTCAAGTTCGTCAGTGCTAAGGGTGACTGGATCGAAATCATCCTGCCCGATGGCACCCACAAGCAAGTGCACTACCACACGCTCGGCATCTTTCGGACTTCGTAATGTTCGTCGTCAAGTCTAAGGAAATGGAAAACCATATCCTTTACATGGCGTCCGAGGCTACTTGTAACGAATTAGCGGATGAGTACAATACCATCTACCAAACAGACGCATATTATGTAGAACCCTACGATGAGGAAAGGTCGTGGTTTAAGTGAAAACTCCCTATTGGCGTGGCTGGGATGATTACTACACCGACGAGTTTTATAACCCCTACGACCTCGCCTCGGAATCCTACGTAGCCTATATCGCGGGGTGGTACGATGCGCAAGCGGCAGACCTCTCCGTCAGCTAGTACGCCGCTGACTCAGTACCGCTCCGATACGATCTATGAGGACCAGTCTGGGTACTTTGTCGTCATAAAGGGAGAGCGGCTATGGTTTGATTCAATCTCTCTCGCTCAAGGTTCAAAGAAATACAAAAGGCTATTCGTCCTCTATAGCAACACACGACAGAACGGACAGGAGTACCAATTATGACGTTGCAACGTTATTGCATCCTTTGCAATTCACGTCATAACAGTATCATCTGTCCACCGGAAGAAGGACCAACTGTGACCAAATACAAAGAGGGTGACATTTTTCGTTGCTGTTGAAGGTGGATACCGACGTATCGTAAATGAACCCAGTGAAGGTGGTTGGTTCAGCAGAGGCGAAGTTCAAGCATATGCCAAATCACAAGGCTACGAAATCCTATTTGAAGGGATTGATGGGTGAAATGTTCATCGACTACGCAAAGATCAACAGGCGTGACGGCACGAGCTATGATACCGCCGCTGAGCCTGAAACGATTCTGATTCGAAACGGATCGTGGAAACCTGCTAACGTCATTTCATTCTCCGAACAGGGTGGAATTGACTTCGGCTACGGCTGGGGTGAGGAAAAGGCTCATATCAACGGGTGGATACTCAATCCCGACGAGGACCCACTCAAGTGCCCTGTCCTCCATACAGCACGAGGCTGGGTCATGCTCGATGATGAGTACCACATCACAGCAGCTTCACCGACACTCGTGCTGGATTGGTTGGAGTCTCATGCCCTTCTTTGAAGTACCACCGCCCGAACTGCCGAAAACTGCTCAAATCTACGTCGAACAATCCGATGGTTCAATCCGTCTCGTCCAAGGTGAGCTCCCGGTCAACAACTCCCCTGAGGAAGCTAACCTACGCTTTCAGCAATTAAAGGCCGCAGTTGATTCGTGGTACGCCGATAAGCGTAACGCTCAGGATCGTCTCACCAAACGCATCTGGTCCTACTACGACGGCAAACCGATGTACTCCCGTAAACTCAATTGGGACTCCAAGGGGTCCTACTACTCAGGTTCATAATGAAAATCTATCTCGTACTTCCCTTCATAGTCTTTGAGGGGTACCTTGAACCTATTGCCGCATTCAATACCCTTGCGGAAGCGGAAGCTAAACGCGATCTTATGGAGAAAGACTCCCGACTTGTGGAGTTTGAAGTTTTCGAAATGGAGCTAGAATGGTCGACGGCACCTACTACATCAACCCCGAAACTGATGAAATCATCAACTACGGCGAGAAGTGGCAATACGGTTACTTCGTCGGCACGCAGACGGCATTCTCTGTTGGACCCGAGTGGGAATACGACCTAGAGGATAATGTCCGTGATACTTCCTACGCCACGGGTTCAGCAATGGTCGGCGTGTGGACTTCCGACACGGGTACTACGTACTTCGATGCCGTTCAGCATGTCTCCGACCGCAACTCGGCTAAAGAGCTAGCGATTAAGTACAACCAAGAATACGTCTTCGATGCTTTCCTCCAAAAATCAGTAAAGGTAGATGAACTATGATCACATACGAACAGGCTCTCAGCACGCTCCAAGAACTCGTTACCGAAAGGAGTGGGTTACGTCTTCGAAAGACTCAACCGTCCCGTCTTCGACTCGATTCATGACATTGAGTATTCTGGCGGAGTAATGAGCACCGCTCATCAGTTCCCCGTCAGTGAAATCGAAGAGTACATTTCGTGGACAGACGAAGACGGTTCGCTCTACGACGACAAGGCCGCACGACTGCTGGCGGCGTTCCAATCTCATCAGGACGTAAAGACACCCTATGGTCAAGCTCTCGAAGATGCTATCTCCGACGTTTACAATGGAGACTCTCCTGATGTTTGACCAAGGCTTTGAAGATGGTTACTACGGACTTGCAAACAAGTATCCGGACGACTTCAACTACGAGTCTGGATACCGTCAAGGTTGGTTCCAATGGCTTAAGGAAAACGAGCCCTACGAGCTCTAGTCTATTACTAGTCTATTACTACTTTATTACTATTGAAAACGAGTAATAAACTAGCTCCCCAAAATATCGATAGCCGCTACGTTCTCTCTATACGTATATTATTCTATATAGTAATATATATATATAGTGTATATATAAGAGAGTGTTAGGATGTCGTTTTTCCCTACCCCCCTCTTTCCCAGTCATAGCCTCAATTTGCAAAACCGCTAAAACTCCTGTATAGTCAAACCTAGTTATAGACTAGCGTTTTTACTGGGTAGCACCACCATATTTCCTTACAAGGTATCCTATAGGGTTTACCCAGTGTTTTGCCTAGTCTATCTCCAGTTCTGACATGATAGGGAAAATATGGACTTTGAACACGGCACACTTTCGGGCTACAATAATCACCGTTGCAGGTGTGAATTATGCACTCGTGCTAAGAGCAATTGGTCGCTCTGGAATCGCATGGATTTGAAAGCGACGGAGCTCACCATTTACCAACACGGCACCCCCAATTTCTACTATAACTATAAGTGCCGATGTCGCTTCTGTAAGGACGCTGCTAAAGCCTATCGAAAGAGGAAGAAATGAACATGCAAGTAGGAAAAAAGTACCGTTTCACCCTAGACGAGAATGTAATCGTCGGTGAAGTGAAGGAAACGGATCGTACTGACTGGGCTCGGGTTTCGATCAAGGGCGCAATCGAAGCAATCTGGCTCCGGTTCGTTGACTGGCAGTTGGAAGAAGTCAACCCTCCTCTGAGCGAACAAATCAAGGCTCTCCCTGTCGGCACACGATTCAAGACAACAGCAACGGGCGCAGGTTATTGGCTCAAGGTTTATCCTGACCGTTTCATCTATGTCTATAAGGATGGCGAGAGCGTGAGCCGCCTTGAAAAACTGGAATCGTTCACAGCAGTCGTCGCTGATCAATTCACAATCCTAGGAGAAGACGAATGACCATCACTATTGACGCTGATAAGGCGTTGGAACTACTGCGTGCTGCTGTCGAGCAGGAGGGCTACGAGCACACCGCTGTGTGTACGTATATCGACCCCAGTACGAGTGAGCCACTGTGTATCGCCGGTGTAGCGCTTTACCCAGTATTGGGTGCTGAGCTTCTTAGTAGGCTGGATGGTAGTTTTGGTTCATTCCGAATGAACACTCGTAAAATGTTCACCCACATTACGGGGGTTGTAATGACTGCGAAGGCTTACGCAATTTTCCGAGCCGCGCAGGCTGAGCAGGACTCAGGCACATACAGGGTGTGGGGACGAGCTCTGGTCACAGCGGAGCGTGTGTACGATGCTTATTCAGGCTCATGAGCTAGAGATAGGGGACTCGATCCTATCCCCTAATGGCAAGCGATTCGTCGTGACTGCTGTGCTAGCGCCATTGGATCAGGTCATTGTGAACACGCTCACGGAAATCCACTTCGGTTCCCAGAACGAAAAGCTAGGATGGGATATGAAAAGAATGGTCTTCAGCCCTAAAGATATTGTGACTATTGCCTCGGAGAGGGGAGCGGTGGGATCATGATCCTGTTACCCGGCCAGAAGTGGGATAATCCCTCCTTCACTTCAAATGGTTCCTGCTTGATAACGGCAGTGGACTATGCAATCCTCGAAAATGTGGAATACGAGTGGACCTCCGGACCACAACCTTTTAATCTTAATCCCTGTGGAGTTTCGCGCTTTCAAGAATGGCTACGTGATCAGAGAATGGTGAGAGTATGATCCTTCTTCCCGGTATGCGCTTTCGCCATCGCCTCAGCATCAGTACGGACGATATTTTCATCACGGGGATTGACCTAGATCACCAAATACTTTATGTACGCCGCCTCGGCGTAATTGATGGCTATGTTGGCATGGCTAATCAGGTTTCGATAGACGGCTATTCCTTCTACAATCTTCATGATTTTCACCAGATCAGGGGACTCAATCATGTTCCTACCCGGTGAGACCTATAAGCGCTCTATTGACCCTGATTTCTATGTAACGATTACAGAGTTTGACGTTATCCTTTACGGAAGGTACGATCCTAATGATAGTGCCATAATTCGCTATCAATGGAAAGATTCTCCCTTCAATCACTTGGACACGCAACGGCACATGATGGGAGACGATTGGTATGCCTATAATCCTGCCGGGGACCATGCTCAGACACCGACACGAAACTAACTACGTCATCATCGAATTAGTTGACTACAACGAGTATGAAACTATGGACTACGGGCTCTATAGTAGACGCAATAGGCGTGAGCGCGGTAGTGAAGGTATTCCTATGAGTTGGATACACTCATGGGGGCAGAGCGGTTGGCGGGTGAGCGAATGATAATTCTACCGGGGGCAATACTTGATCGTCATGGTTATAACGATACCGCTCCTGATACCATTACGATCATTGCAGTCGACTATGCCCAATATATCCCTCTGATTCAGTACCGTGGTAGCTGGCATTCTGCTGATTATATTGCCCACCACGTTGATCTTGAAGATGTACATAAGTGGTTAAAGGAGGGTTGGCATGTTTCTACCCGGTGACTTTGTAGACGACTCCTACCATATGGGCGTTGTTGACTTTATGGATATGCGGCAGGGTTTTGGTGAATGGTACGTACAGTGGACAGATGGCTGTAACGAAACCTTTACCTCCTCCGGTATCTTGACCTATAGCGAAAATGAACTATCTCACGTCAACCTCCAACACCTTAATGCGCGCCCTGCATCGTCAAGTAAGCAATGGACCCCCACCGCTTTTACCGTTCTAATAACTGAAATATAGTCACGTTTAACCTTTACAAGGGAGAGTTATGCCTGAATACGAATACGATGTTCCCGCTGTAGCAATTAGGGAATATTTCAAGCGGTTCGATCTGCCGCTACGGATTTCACTGGCTGACATGCCAGAGGCGTCCGTTATGCGGAAGGTGCGCTACCGTGCTGCCCAGCTTGAGGAACGGTGGAATACGCTTCTCAAGGGCCTTACAATTCACGAAATCCTGATCCCAGAGGGCAAGATCGTCGTGGACCGCCGCAATCAGTTCAAGATCATGCCGGGTGAGTATACGCTTGGTACAAATGAGACGTTGCTGACTGAGTTGCGTTCCGTGAGTATCAACAACGTGGCCGTGGACGCCGTAGCTGCTGAAGTTGAGCCGCTGCTTGCCCCGGGATTCACGCTCAATATTTCCAACAATCCCGTCCGGATCACGACAAAGAACGAATCACGTCGGGCTGCTGCTGAAGAGATTCTCGCTAAGGAATACAACAACCGACACGCCCCACAGGCAAACGGTGGCACGATCACGGTCAGTGATGCCAGCAAGTTGCTCACAGTGGCGAAGGATGTGCATACTCGCCAGTTGGTCCTGTACCGCGCTATCTTGAAGCAGGGCATGATCGTGAGCTACGCTAAGCCAATCGTTCGGCACGACACGTCCGCGAATCTGGAGCGCTACCTATCCAAGCGTAAGGGTGATTTGAAGTGGGATGTGGTCAAGGATGATGTCATTTCGACGTTTCCCATCGCGGGACACGGCACGAAGTCCTCCCGAACGTGGGGCATCGAAGTTGAGTCCGGTGGCGCTCGTGGTATCGGCGCTCCGGAGTACTGGGACCGCAAGGGTGATAGTTCGCTCTATTCGGCATACAGCGACGATGAGGACGACTATAATGAGGATGGTGGCGGTGATTGTGGTGAGTTTGTCTCGCCCATCCTGCACTCGTTCCATTCACGAGGGTTGGAGACGCTTGTCGAAAAGCTCCAGACCCAGCCTCAGAACGATTCGGCGGGTATCCACGTCCACGTTGGCGCTAAGGACCTGACGGCACGACAGATCGGCGGTTTGGTATTCGCCTACGAAATGATCGAGCCCCTGATCGAGACGAGCTACATGCGTGAGAACCGTGAGTATTGTAAGAATCGTCGCATTGATGAGACGATGGCCATCTTGAAGGCGTCCAAGTCCACGAAGTACAAGACGTACAACGAGTGGCAGCAGTCAGAGGATTATGACCGCAATGAAGGCTCATCGTACTCTCGTAATTCCAATGGGCATTACATTCCTGCCGGTGATCGGTACGTCTCGCTGAATCTGCACGCTCTCGATGCCCACAAGACGGTCGAGTTTCGCGCTATGGGACCGAGGTACGAGTACGCTCCGCTGATCCAGTGGGCCCACTTCTGCCGTGAAATGGTCAATCTCGCGGCAAAGGATGTTCCGTCCCGTGAGTGGAGTGCGGTTCGGTCGTTTGATGATGTCAAGATCATCTTTGCGAAGTACGGGGTAGAGACGCCTGCCATCCTGTTCGGTGAAATGCTGGACAGCCGCTTGGTCGAGCAGTACGCTGACGCTGAGGTCGAAGTTTAATAGGTGTAGGGCGTGATGAGCTTTTGGTACCTCTTCACTCATCACGCCCTCTTGACTTTTACGAGATAATCATATAGAATTAAAAGATGAATCTAGAAGAACGATTTTGGAATCGGGTTACTAAAACTGACAACTGTTGGCTTTGGAGTGGCTTTCTAGTCTCTGGATATGGGCAGTTTGAATTACAAAGAACACCCGAGGGTAAGCGTGTAAGAATTTATGCGCATAGATTTTCGTATGAACAGAAGAATGGTTCAGTTCCTGAGGGTTTGGTTCTGGATCATCTTTGTCGTGTACGAAATTGTGTACGACCTTCTCATTTGGAGGCTGTAACAAGTAGAGAAAATACCATGCGAGGAATTACGGGGTTTGCAAATCCCCACTCTCTACAAACGCATTGTAAGCATGGGCACGAACTAACACAACTAAATATAGTCAGTCGCTCTGACAATCGTAGAGATTGTAGAACTTGCGCTAGACGTAGGGATAAAGAGTACTACTACAAACGCTCTAAAAAATGAGCAGAAAGCAGGGCAGACTAATCTGCGGTGTAGGCGGCTTTTCATTAAGCGAAAGAAGCACGGTTAATTCTAGGGAATTAGCACACAAACTATTAGGCGAACTGGTCTGGCGCGGGAACATGGCTTCAGGCTATGCTTACAGCGACGACAAGGGCAAGATCGGTTATTTCAAGGACGCACTCCCCGGTGGGCAACTCCCACTCAAGGGTCTTCCACGTAACGCCAAGACCGTCATTCTCCACACGAGACTGACGACTCACGGCACGGAGAGGAATAACGACAACAACCACCCCGTTATTTCGCCCAACAACAAGCTGGCGCTCACTCACAACGGAGTTATCTGGAATGAGCAGGAGCTTCGCAATGACGTTCTGATCGGCGTTGATCTGCCAGAGGTTGATACTTCGGTAATCGGCGCTATCATTCAGAACTTTGGGATTGAGGGTGTCGGTGAGCTTTCGGGTGATGCGGCAATCGCGTGGCTTGAATCGGGTAAGGGCGACGAGCTCAACATTGCGCGGCTTGAATCTTCTCCGCTGTG